TGGATTAAATCACCGTTACGAGTTATTTGGAAACTAGCACGGGAACCTAACGAATTACTTCCGGTTGGAGTTTGTTGGATAGCTTCAATAGCGAAGTTAGTATGACGACGATATACAACTTTGAAAAAGGTAATTTGAGGATTACCGGTTAAATAAACATCCTGAGCACCATAAGCTACTAGTTGAAGAAGACCACCACCCATTTACGCTATATTCTTTATACTATTAGTGGAGAAAAAAAAAGAAGATATTATTATACACAAACTATTATTATAATATGAAGAAAAATAATATCGTAATATTTAATTGGAATAAGCGAGACCACCCATACCAGATAATATGCGGAGAACGTTGTAGTTGACAGCATATACATGTAATAATGATGTATTGTTGGTGACTAAACTTAATTTTAAGTTTAGTACAGCGGTGTCAATACGAGACATATTGAGGGTGCCACTTGGTTGATGTTCTTCTGGTTTAAGAGCAAATGAATAAACATTGATTCCAGCATTATTATTTGGTACATTTTCGTGATGTTGATATGGTTGTATTAAATTGAAATAAGAACCGGGACGTTCAGAAAATCGATCATTTCCGTTTAATACTAATTTGGCATTTAAAATTGGATTGGTATTATCTGTTATTGCGTAATCATGCCAATTATTATTATTGACATAATTAGTAGTACCTAGTGATTCAACAAACCAGTATAATTCCTTGCAAGGATGATTGAAGGATAATTTTGGTTTAGCTTGTGATCCAGATACAGATTCAGTACCGGTGAATTGTAATTGTTCAATTAAATATTCATGCGATAATTGAGCAAAACGTCTACGTTCATCAGTGTCAAGGAAGATATAATCAACCCATAGAGATGAAGCACCTAATGGTCTTTGGAGAGCATCGCTACTACCTTGGCATTTTTCTGAGGTTTGAAATAAGATGTTTACTTTGACTTCGTGATATTGAAGAGCAATTAATGGAAGAGCTAAACCTACATTGCGGCAGAACCAGAATTCAAGAGGTATATATAATTGATCATTGGGACTACTACTTAATAAACCACCACCACCACCAACCATTTTCTTATAGCCTTCACTTTTGGATTTAGGTAATGATAATTCATTCCATACATACATCCAGTGGGAATATTGTTTGTCAATCTTTTGGCCACCGATTTCAAGCTCCACGTAATCAATGAGACGTAAGCCAAAATAACTGCACACTTGACTGGTTTCTTCCGACATATCAACTGTTAAATACATGCGGTGGATTAAATCACCATTGCGAGATATTTGGCAAGTTACACGGTTGCCATATCCTGGATTTCCGTTGAAAGTTTGTTGGATAGCTTCAATAGCGAAGTTAGTATGACGACGATATACAACTTTGAAAAAGGTAATTTGAGGATTACCAGTTAAATAAACATCCTGAGCACCATAAGCTACTAGTTGAAGAAGACCACCACCCATTTACGCTATATTCTTTATACTATTAGTGGAGAAAAAAAAAGTGTAATATTACACAAAAGACATTACATTATTATTGTTATAATATATTGAAAAATAATACACATATTTTAATAATTTAGTTGGAATAAGCAAGACCACCCATACCAGATAATATGCGGAGAACGTTATAGTTTACAGCATATATATTGATACCACTGTAATCAGCATCTAGTCCTCCTCCTGATCTGGCTAAGTTCACTTGTTTTTTAGAAACGGTATTAACCATGAGGGTTGCGGTATCAATACGAGACATATTGAGGGTGCCACTTGGTTGATGATCTTCGGGTTTAAGAGCAAATGAATAAACATTGATACCTTGATTGTCAGATACATTGGTATGATGTTGATAAGGTTGTACTAAATTGAAATAAGAACCTTTGCGGATTGCGAAACGGTCATTGCCATTTAATTGTAAAATCGCATCTTCGAATGGATTTTTAGCAAGATAGGGTGTTCGAACACCAATATCATTGGCTGGGTCCATGTCAGTATAATCATACCATCTTATATTACGATTAGTAGGGTTTTTTAATTTAGCAACCCATACTAATTCTTTACATGGGTGATTAAAGTTGAGTTTGACACGGGTGCTTCCAGTTCCTAGTGTTTCAGTGCCGGTGAATTGTAATTGTTCAATTAAATATTCGTGAGATAATTGAGCAAAACGTCTGCGCTCATCAGTATCAAGGAATATGTAATCAACCCATAATGATATATCTTTAAGATCGAGAACATTTGCCGCCTGCGTTGGTCCTTGCGCGCCAGCATTGGTAACAGAACAATTGTGTTTAGTATCAAATTCAATCTTTACTTTAACTTCGTGATATTGAAGGGCAATTAATGGAAGCGCTAAACCTACATTGCGACAGAACCAGAATTCTAAGGGAACATATAAAGTAGTTGAATTAGCAGATGTTTCTGTCGCATCCGCCCCAACCATTTTATCATAAGCGTGGCGTTTTCCAAGAGGTAAAGATAATTCGTTCCAAATATACATCCAATCCGAATAGTGTTTATCTATTTGTTGACCACCAATTTCAATAACAACAGATTTTAATAAGCGAAGACCTAAATAGTTAACATATTTATCATTACTACCGTTAGCTATCGCCGGTACTTCTACTTGGAGATACATGCGGTTGATTAAATCACCGTTACGGGATATTTGACAATTTACTGTGTTCCCATATCCCGGGTTTCCATTGAAGGTTTGTTGGATAGCTTCAATAGCGAAGTTAGTATGACGACGATATACAACTTTGAAAAAGGTAATTTGAGGATTACCGGTTAAATAAACATCCTGAGCACCATAAGCTACTAGTTGAAGAAGACCACCACCCATTTACGCTATATTCTTTATACTATTAGTGGAGAAAAAAATATAAATTACTATGCGATTAATTTTCTAATATAATACATATAAAACTTTATTTTAATAATTTTATTATAAACGATGTTTAAAGAAAAATCATCAAAAAAAAAAATAAATACTGATACAAATGAAACTTATACTCTTGATGCTATGCATAACAATATGATAAAAAATTTCGAGAATACTGACAAAGAATTATCTTATTACAATAATTTATTAAATAAATATGAATTAAGTTCTAATATTATATTTAACGAACTAAATAAAGAAACCAATAAAGATACTATAAATATATTATGGAGTAGTAATATTAATTTACGTGAAAAAATTATTGATACAAAAAATAAAATTAAAGAACTTAATAATAATTATGATGAAATAGAATATTATAAAAATACAAGTTATATTTTATTTCAATATTATGATACTGTTGATAAACAGTCACATATTAATAATGCACTTATTGGAAATAACAATATTATTAAGTCATCTGTTGATTTACCAATTAAACAAAGTAGAAATGTGTACAAAAGCGAATCTAAAAAGAAAAAAGCTATTTTATTGCACAATACTATAAATGTATTGGATGCTTTAAATAATATTAATAATAACACCAATCGTGAAGATAATAATACTTCTACATCTAATATAGAAAATAATGATATCACAAGTAAAAATATAAACAATGAAGTAACATTTGAAGATAAAAGTACATTAGTTGATAAGTATATGTCTATTATAAATAAAAAATACGTTAGAAATGTTGAAGATGACAATATTGAAATATGTAAGGAGTGCAAAAGTCAAATGATTTGTCTACAACAAGATGCAATAATGATATGTAATACTTGTGGTTATCAAGAGTTATTATTGGTAGAACAAAATAGACCTATACTTAAACAAAATACTAAGGATACATCGCATTTTTGCTATAAGAGAATTAATCATTTTAGAGAATGGTGTAATCAAGTGCAAGGTAAAGAAAGTACCGATATACCCGATGAAGTATTTGTGAAAATATTAGCGGAAATTAAAAAAGAAAAAATAGTTGACCTCAAAACTATTACTTATACTAAAATGAGAGATATTCTTAAAAGATTACGTATAAATAAATATTATGAACATATTAATTATATTATAAACAGAATTAATGGTATACCTACACCACAATTTAGCCCCGAATTAGAAGAAAAACTTTGCAGCATGTTTAGAAGTATTCAAGCACCTTTCTTGAAACATTGTCCAAAAGATAGAAAAAACTTTTTATCATACAGCTACGTTCTTTATAAGTTTTTTCAAATATTGGGTCTAGACGAATATCTCAAATACTTTCCTTTATTAAAAAGTAGAGAAAAGCTTTATGTTCAAGACCAAATATGGAAAAAAATATGTATAGATTTAAATTATGAAATTATACCTTCATTATAGTACTCTTTAAAATCCTATTGGAAATCCTACCAAACTAAATCCAGTGCCTAATCCAACACCTTGTCTCGCACTTTGTGATATTACCGGTGATAGCAAATCTAATATTGAGAATGTGCATGCTGCTGTTAAGGCCAATAGCCATATTTCATTCCATTCTAATTTATTTTTTGGCAATATAATTGCTATGAATGCAACAACCAAACCTTCAAATAAATATTTCATTAGTCGGGATCCAGCCTCCGAATAATCAAATTTATAGTTCATTGTTTAATATTATTTTATATTTTTTTTAAAAAAATATATAAGATTATATTTATATAAAATATTATAAGAATTATGACAACATTAACAGATAAAAAAATTGAATTAGTAGATCCAAGAGTTGAGGATCATTTAGACGAAGATAAGCCAATTAGAGGTCAAAAGTATGTTCTTTTATCATTTGTAAGTCCCGAAGATGTTATTATCAATAAAGAAGCACTATTTTTTAGTAAATTTATTGAAAGCTTTTCCACAAATGTTAAAGAAATATTTGGTTCTATTAAAGAAAAATATCCTGAAACAAAAGATGTAATTGATAGCATTTGTGATAATCACAAATATATCTTTGACGCAAAAGAATTGGACGAACAATATAAGTTCTTTAAATCTGTAAAAGGGCAGGAACTTGAAGCCAAATATAATGCAGATAATAAAGGTGTCACATCAATTCGTGGTGTAAAAGTACGCGGTTGCTTTGAAACTATTGAAGAGGCTAAAACACGTAGCGAATTCTTAAAAAAATTAGGTGATAAATTTCATATTTATGTTGGAGAAGTAGGGTGCTGGTGCGCGTGGGCACCTGACCCCGAATTTATCAAGGATGTAGAATATTCAAATACTCAACTAAACACTTTAATGAAAGAATATAAACAAAACATGGATGATAAAGATAAAGTTTTTGAAAGTCGCAAAAATAGTATTGTCGCCGCATCACAGCAACCTGTAGGTGCTGAGACATCTTCGTCGCAAACACCTAGCGATGCACTAAATGATGAAATTACCGATGATACAAATGTTGAACTTACAAGCATCAAAGAAAGCATTGAAAATGTTGATGTATGGAGTGAGCGCAAACAAGAATAAAATTAAATAATTCTTTTATTTAGAGTTTATCATTAAATAATGAAAGCAATAGCTATATTTATATTATTTATAGGTTGCTTACTAATAGTGCAGGGTTATCATAATAACAAAAAAATATGTAAAAAAGATAAAGTAATTGTAAAATATGTACCTAGATCTATTTATGAAGATCAAATGAAACCAGCTGAAAGTCTACAAACATTTTATAAAGGAATGTTTGATGATATTATGTTGCCACGATAAAATATTTATTTTTATCCTCAATATTATTAAATGGAAATATTAAGAAGTATTGAAAAAAATATAATCGATATAACTAATGCAAATAATGATATAGATACTGATATGTTAAAAAAAAATATTAAATTGTATTTTAAAAAAATAGCTGATAAAGAAAATATTAATAATATAAAAAAAGATAAATATTATGAGGAATATGAAAACAAAAGAGTAGAGCAACATATCAATTATGATAATTATTTACGCGAAAAAGCTGAATTAATGGAAAATTTTAAAAATAATAAAACAAAAACCGCTTTACATAATTATTTAAAATTAAAAACACCTAAATATAATAATTTAACACTATATTCTTATTTAGATGTTAAAATAGCAGAAGAAAAACCTATCGTAAAACAAGAAGATAAGCCTATCGTAAAACAAGAAGAGAAGCCTGACATAAAACAAGAAGAGAAGCCTGTCATAAAACAAGTTGATAAATGTACACCAGCTAAAATAGCAGAATGTGAGAAAAAAGGTAAGAAATGTAATCCAAGTTCAGGTAGATGTGTTAAAGACGACAAACCTGCTGTTAAGGAAGATAAAGTAGAAGACAAACCTGCTGTTAAGGAAGATAAAGTAGAAGACAAACCTGCTGTTAAGGAAGATAAAGTAGAAGACAAACCTGCTGTTAAGGAAGATAAATGTACAGAAGCTAAAAAAGCAGAATGTGAGAAAAAAGATAAAAAATGTAACCCTGATTCTGGTAGATGTATTAAAAAATAAATATAAAGAATATTAATAGACTATGAGAAGAATATTCTATATAAATTGGTATAGTTTTTTTATAGCATTTATACTTGGTATCTTTTATATACATATTATTACAAAAAATAGAAAACATATAACATTCGATGATATTAGTAAAAATATATATATGGATGAACATAATGATTGTTATAATTTTGATGTAATTAATGTAAAATGTTTTGATAATATTGATTATCCAGTACCATTTATTTAAAATAATTTATAATATTAGTCAATATGCAAAAATCCAAATTAAATTATATTGTTGAAAAATTATTTTATGATAATACTGGACAAATAATAGTAAGTGCAATATTTGGTTTATCTATTGCAATATTTTTATTTTATATACCAGTTAAAATAGTCGATAATGTTTTTAAATATAATAATAAGTGTTATATACTTAATAAAAATAAAGTAGAATGTACGGATAATTCAATAACTTTATAATTGCGTTATAATACTACTTTTCTTAATATAATATATCATTAGAGATCAATGTCAACGCCTACATCAACTTTAAATGGTAATACTAAGAATACCGATAATAACGATATTAATGACCCTATTGTTCAAGATGTGTTGAATGAGTTTCGCGACGAATATAGTTATAAAAATAAAAATACAAATAGTAGTATGATCCCTGATTATAAAGATGAAGTTATAGAATATCCACCGGATGATAATTATCCACCTCATCCTCCACAAAATAGAAGACCAGAATATAATGTATCTGATATATATCCACCATCACAATATCACAAAAACAATTCAATAACAAACATTGATATGGAATTAGTAAAAAAGAGTTTAATGATTGTTATTATTGTATTATTAATACATAATACTAGTTTGATTTCAACATTTTATGATAAAATGCCTGAATATTTACATGAAAATTTAAACTCATATGATATTCTAATTAAAGCACTTTCATTATTTATAATATTATATGTGTTATCTCTATTTAATTACATTTAATATTTATAAGAATAGTTAATTATTTGGTCACTGCTTTTTTTTAGAGATGCACTATTAAAATATTTATAAACAAAAAATACACCTATAAAAAATGTTAAAAATATGGTAAATATTGTTGTGCCAAATAATATAGTATATGATGTTAAATCATATTTTTTTTTATTCATAACAACTAATGATATTATGATTACAGTATATAGTATAATAATTATTGAGTATATAATTATAAATAAGTACATATTTTCACCAGTATTATATCCCCATAGTAATGCTATTACTACAACTACACTCAATATAGAGTATCCAAATAAAGTAAATGTTTCTTTTATAACTTCATCGTTTTGATTTTGCGATACAAATTTTTCATTTGCCATTATAATTATCTAATAATTCAAGAGATAATTTTAATTATTTATTGGTTCATATTGTAAGCTTCCGTAATAACTATTATAATAATCATATCCACTAACATGTAAATCGTCATCATTTAATCCTTGTGATTTATATAATGGTCTTGCATCTTTATGTTCAAATGTTAAATCACCTATTTCATTATTATAAATACTATCATCAATTACATTATTTTGTGCTAAAAAAAGGTCATGTTCTGTTATATATGGTTTAAAACCTTCATCGTCTATATTATTTATTTCTTTTGAAACTACACTAATTTTTTCGGGATTTTCTAATTTACACCTATTATCTTTTTCATCGCATTTTTTTGTTGCTTCTTTTGCTGCTTCTTTTTGCATTTCATCAAGTTTTATTATGTTTTTTTCTTTTAATTCTGCATTATAAATTCTAAAATATACGATTAAAAGAGCGAGTGTTATTACAAATCCGGTTATATTATCTACAACAATTAATATTAATATACATAATACAGCCAAATAAAATTGCATAAATGCATCTTTATACATTTTTTTAAAAGGGATATCGTGAACAAGCATTACAGCAAATAATATTACAACAGCTAATATTCTAAATGAATTAACAATCATTTGTATTTTTTTATGTATTCTATTATAATTCATATAAAAAAATGATATCATTATATTTATGTATATTGGTTAAACAATGTTATCTATTAATGGATATAGTCTCCTAAAAAAATCTTTAAAAGATGGTGAATTAATTAAAATAAAAGAGGAACTCACTATGAAACCAAGAGTTAATTTTGAATTAACAGCAAAAAAAGATGGTGACAACACATTTATTTTGTATAGAGAAACCGAAAATAGAATATATATTCCAAGATATTACGGATTATGTAATTATGGATTACCCAAAGTATCTAAAATTACAGGTGGAGAGGATATTAATGTAGAATTTAATGGTAAATTAAGAGAATATCAACTAGAACCTGTTAATAAATTTTTGGAAGCAGCTAAAAATCCTCTTAAAATGGGTGGTATTATATCTGTACCATGTGGATTTGGAAAAACTATTATGGGGCTCTATATAGCATGTCAACTTAAAAAGAAAACTATGTTTATAAGTCACAAAGACTTTCTTAATCAACAATTTATAGATACTGTAAAAACATTTTCACCAAATGCAAATATTGGCATTATTAAGCAAAGTAAAGTAGATGTTGTAAATAAGGATTTTATTATCGCTTCTCTTCAATCATTATCAATGAGAGAATATGATATTAATATATTCAATGATATTGGATTTATTATTATTGACGAAGTTCATCATACAGGGGCACAAGTATTTTGTCGCGCATTCAAAAAACTACATAGTCCTATTATATTAGGTCTTTCAGCTACTCTCAATCGCAAAGATGGTATGCGCAAGGTATTTGAATACTATATTGGTGGTTCGGTATATACTATGAAGAAAAAAGAGTTTATCGAAGTTGAAGTACAAATACACAAATATTATGAACCCAATATTGAATATTCGGCTGTAAAACAATTGTGGAATGGTAAAGAAAATATAGCTGCTATGATTAATAACATATGTGCATTTAAACCACGTACATACTATATTATTAGTGTTTTAGAAAGTATTATTAAAAAAGATCCTGAAAGACGTATATTGATATTAAGCGAACGTAGAAATTTACTGAAAGATATTGAAACACTAATTATTGAAAAAAATATTCTTAATAAGGACTACGGATATTATGTAGGAGGGATGAAACAATGTGATTTAAATAAATCAGCAGAAAAACAAATTATTCTTGCAACTTATCAATTGGCTTCTGAGGGATTTAATGTACCTTCACTAAATACATTAATATTTGCTTCTCCTATATCAGATATTCAACAATCTATTGGTCGTATTCTCAGGGAACGTCCAGAAGATAGAAAATATATTCCACTTTGTATTGATATACTTGATGAATTCTCCGTATTCAAAAGAAAAGGTTATACACGTACAAGATTTTATAATACAAATAAGTATAATATTTCTTATTACCAAGATAATGAATTAATACAATTTAGTAATACATATTCTGATGATAATGATAATTCAAGTAATACAGGGGATACAAAAAATAAACTTAAATTCATTGAAGATGACGAATAAAATATTATTTTAATATAGTAATATGAGAGATAACGAAATCTATTATATAGAAATCATATGTATTATATTTTTGATAGTTTTTGCATTTTTACTATTTTTCAATATGTCTAAAAATACATTACGAGAAAAAGAAGAGACTATAATATCCAAACCTGTATCTATACCGGTAAAAATAGATCATAATAATGTAAAAGTAAGATGTCCTCCTAAATTGGTAAATTTATATAATCAGAATATTCCACCAATGCCTAATAAAAATGATTTAGATGTAATAAATAAAAATACTTTTAATATGTATAGCTCTAATAAAGATATTGATAATGCAAATTTCAATAAAGAAATAATTACACAGGATACTATAAAAACACCAGAACAACGTGTTTTTACACCTGAATTAGAAAAAATATATACAGACGATTTAGTTGAGAATACTAATCCAAAATTTGATTATAATCAAATATATAATTATTCGTTGAGACCTAATAAAGGTGATTTACCAATAGCTAATGTACCACTATGTGCCCTAAAAGATAACCATAAATCTTTTAAATTATCCGATAGAATGATAATGGTTTAAAAAATGAGTAAAGTGAGTACATAATTTTACTTTTCTAATGATTTTATAAACTTTTAATAATTTTAACTTTTTAGAGAATTATGTACTCATTTTACTCTCGTTACTCTCGTTACTCTCGTTACTCTCGTTACTCTTTTTAATATCTGATATATTTATGACATATTTAATTGTTGATTTAAAATTATCTAGAAAATTAGGGTAATATGTGTATTTTACATTATGTTTCTTACATACTTTCATAACCGTATCTTGTATATATGGATACCATGCACTAGACATACGAGGAAATAAATGATGTTCTATTTGATAATTGAGACCTCCACATAAATATCCAATATATTTTCCACCATATGTTGAAGTAGTTTCTACTTGCGATTTATACCAATCTTTTTTACTTGGGAATCTTTCAACATTTTCAAAATTATGCGATAATGAAAAAGGTATAGCAAGCGTTAAAGATGCTACAACAGATGTATATAATATATATATAATAGCCAGTGCAGCATCATAATGTTTAAATTGTGAAAAACATTTTAAATATAAATATATCAATCTTAATATCATAGATATATCTTTTTTACTTTGAATAAATCTATTATTAAAGTTTATTTCAGAATATTTATTAACAGAATAATGTAATCCTGTAAGTATTTCAAATGAAAATATTGAAGATAACCAATATAATGAAAACATCGGTATCATATATAAATATTGGTATTTTGTAATATATTTGCGTTTTGGTGAATCATAATCATAATTATGGAAAATAAAATATGGATCCATGCTTTTTGTATCAGGATCTCTTTTATTATCATTTGTAAAAGCATGATGAGTCCAATGCTGTTGTAGCCATAAATACTTATTACCACCAATCAAATCTGCACCATGACCTAATATATCATTCCAAAAAGGCATCTTTGTTATAGCACCATGATTTGCATCATGTTGGACATTTAATCCGATTAGCGCTTCTGCTATTCCAAGTAATGTACATACTATAAAATTACCTCCATATACTACATAATAATACATTAAAGCAAAATAATTAATACAATATATAATGGCTCTTATTTTGAAACCAGGTGTAGCATATATTTTATTAGGTGGAATAATTTTATTAACTTCCTTTTTTAATTCTTTTTCAAAATTAGAACCAAAAGTATATTCTTTGTTATAATTGATTAGTTTACCTACAATTGGAGCTACATTCACTATATTATTACTATGATTGGGATGTATCATTCTATATTGAACAGATACATCATTACCTCCAAATAATTTTATTTGTTCTCCACCTGGATGTTTCCACCCATCAAGTGAATATACAATCCCATCAATTGCTATAACATTGTCTGGTAAATCACTTTCATTATTATAAATTTCATATTTCATTATTTAAAGAATATATACTATAAAATAGTAAATGTTTAAATATTATATAATTTTAACATTATTATCATTAGTAGGTGCTTTTTCGCAGTTTAATAATATAGTTTTAATGCCCAAATATAATATCAAGAATTCTATAATAAATAATAAAGCGAGTAATTTACAACCACTCAATAACTCAATCGTAAAATATAAATTAAATGAGTTTAAAAATAATAGATTAAAAGCAAGTAATATTGTTAATTATACAATAGCTAAATATTACTTGCCTTTTCTATCCACATATAGAAAATGGAATGAAACTTGCAAGGATAGTAATACTACTTTATAGATTTTTTAATGGAATTTTTCTGTGAATTCATTTACTTTTATAATTTTTTTTCTTAATTTATTTGCTTTCATTATTAATGCGTTATCAGAATCTGTTTTTAGTTTATCACTTTTATAGCATATTTCAACACCTTTATTAATTTGATGAATTCTATCTTCAACATAACTAGATATAAATACATTATCTGTTAATAAATCTCGCAATTTATTTGGTTTAGTTATGATATTAGAAACGTCAGTAATATTTTTATCTTTATTAACCTTATAATTTCTACCAAATGGATATGTTACTATTTTTATTAGATATCCTAGTAATGGCAATGGTATATTCTCAGCAATATCGTATATATTTTTTTGAATATTATATGAATAATCATTAATTGAATAATCAAGTAGTTTATCAATATCTTGAATATCTTTATGTTTTTTGTAATACCATAAACAAGCATATGACATATAGATGTCCGATAATATATCAGCATATCTTCCTGATATATATTCAGCTGTCTTGATTTTACCACCCATTAACAATGCAATATTTGCTGAAAAAGCAAAATTGACAACATGACGTTTTAATTGTAATTCATGATAATCTGCTATATTATTTTTTTTGTGAAATCTTAGATATATTCCATAATAAAGAGAACTCCCAAGATTACTTAATGTATGTTTTAATATGTTAATAAAATTTTTATGAAATTTATCTTTATCATTTGTTTCTATACTTGTTATAGTATCTAGTAGATATGGATGCGAACGATTTAATCCTTGTCCAAATATTATCAAAGAGCGTGTCAATGTATTTGAACCTTCAACTGTTATTGCTACAGGAGTGGCAACATAATTAGATGCTAAAAAATTCATAGGTCCTTTGCATATACCTGCACCTCCTAGAATATCCATACCATGATTTACAGATATACGACCATATTCAGTACATTTATATTTCATTATAGCAGATAATACTGGTGGTTTTTCACCATTCATAACAATTGCATTAAATAGATTTTGAGCAGCAATTAATTTATAATTATTTCCAGCTATAACTGCTAATTTTTCTTTTACACCTTCCATTTCGGCAATAGGAATATTAAATTGTTTTCTAATACGAGCATAGCCACCAACACCTAAGGAACAAAGCTTAGCAGTTGCTACTGACATTGCTGGCAATGATATTCCTCTACCTTCGCCAAGAGATTCCATTAACATATTCCAACCAATACCACAATTTTTTTCACCTCCAATTACACACGACATTGGAATAAATACATCATTACCTCTTATTGTACCATTCATAAAACCTATATTTAAAGGATTATGACGATTACCAATTTCTATTTCCGGATATTTATTTTTTTCAATTAAAGCCAAAGTTATTCCTTCTTTACCATCTACAAGTAATTTGTTTGGATCAACTACTTTAAATGCCAATCCAATTAATCCAGCAACTGGTGCTAATGTAATATATCTTTTAGAAAAAGTAATACGGATACCTAACACACCATTACGTTTTATAACATATCCTTCATCATACATAGAAGCAGCATCCGAACCTGAGTTTTCTGTTGTTAAACCAAAACAAGGTACATAGCTGCCATCAGCCAATTTAGGTAAATAATTATTTTTTTGATCATCTGTTCCATAATGATATAGTAGTTCACCCGGCCCTAATGAATTAGGTACCATTACACTTACAGCACCTGCAATATTTCTACTTGCTATTTTTTCAACTATCAAAGAATGTGCATGGGCACTAAATTCCATACCATTATATTTTTTGGGAATAACTAATCCCATAAACTTATTTTTCTTAATATAATTCCATGTTTCATTTGATAAATCTTGATTTTTTTCTATATAATTATTATCTATCATTTCACATAAAGTATTTGTTTCATTGTTTAAAAATTTTACCTCTTCATCTTTTAAAATAATATCATATCTATCAACAATTTTATTAAGTTCTAAGTTACCTTTAAATATATCTCCATCAATAGATACTGAACCTGAATTTAAAGCTGTTTTTTCAGTTGCAGATATTTTAGGCATTATTCTTTTAACAATATTGTAAGCATACCCTGATATTATTTTACTCATACTTTATCTAAATTATAATTAATTTTTTATATGAATTATCACATGTATTTTTAATTATTATCTTATTAGATTTATTTAATATAAAGTAATTTTCCTTATTTTTTAAAATAAATCTATTAATATAATCTACTAAATCACATTGTGTCTTGTTACTAATTTTAATGTTTAATTTTCTTAAAAATAAATTTAGTATGCTTTTATAACACAATGTATATAAATCATTAATATAAAATATACCAACTAATTTATTATTTTCACTTTTTATTTTATTAACTAAATTGCTAATAATTACATTATTAATTATATTATTTGTATCTTTAATATGTTCTGTTAAACTAAAAAAACCATCTATTTGGCTTTCATCTATGATATTACTATTATTTTTAAGACTACATATTACAGGGCGAATATTATCTCTAATTTTACCACGAACCGACCATTTAGGAGTACTATCAATCAAATATGGAATATTATTAATGTTAGCAAAATTAATGATATCCTTTTTCTTAATGTTCAACATTGGGCGCCAAAAATTAATATCGTCAATAATTTTCAATGTTTCCATTCCAGAAAGATTATCATAGCAGCTTTTATTTGTTATATTAGTAATAATATTTTCAAAACAATCATCCTTATTATGTCCAAGTAATACATAGATATCATCGTTTTCTTTTTGTAAATTATACATATCATATCTTATCTTTTTAGTGATTTCTTCATATATATCACGTAATCCATTATTAAGACAATTATCTCTTTTTATTTCATTAATAGTTCTATATACTAACTTAACACCTAAATAATCACAATAGTAATTAACAAAATCTAATTCATCTTGCGATTCCTTGCGATTATTATAATTAATATGAACAGCAACAAGATTATCTGTAATTTTACTAAGGATAAATAGAGCAACAATACTATCAACACCACCTGACAAAGAAACAACTATTTTTGAACTCGTATTAAGTTTAAAATATTCCTGATATATAGTATTATATAGTATGTTTTCTTGAATATTATATTCTTTATTGCTGATATCCAATGATTGCTTATCAAATATGTTTTTATTTAATGAATTCCATAACTTAGGTTGTAAATAGTAATTCAATGATTTCTTGTTAATATCTTTATAAATATTATTTAATGTTGCATAAATATATCTTTTACATTTTGCTTTATTACTATCATCGTCATTGTTGTACAATTTAATAAATATATTGATAATTTCATAAATTTTATCAATTATTTTTAAATGTCTATATGGTAAATATAAAAAACATAATTCATCATATGATAATATACTTGTATTATATATTGATAATATGTAGTTAGAGAATTTAGCTGCTTTTTCAGAATATTCATCTACATCAATATCATAACCCAATCTTTTATAATGTCTTGGTATTTGGTCTAATAAAATAACACTGGTAATCAATGTTTCTTTGCTATAAATCTCTTTATATTCATATATTTGTGTTGTGCTTTCAATATATTTTAAATATTTATTACATAAATAATTATCTGTTATTATATTTTTAGAAAACCAATAATCAGGATTGCTAAACCATTCGTGATAAAGATTATTCATTAATACATATATATTAATAAAATTAACGTTATATTATTTTTATTTAAAAAAATGATAGATACTATATTACAATATACTCATCATATTAATTTAATGCAAGGTATTATTAGTTTTTCAAACAGAATAGCTTTTAATATTAAAAGTAATGACCATAAAGATTTGATATTATCAGATTTATATAATAAATATAATATTAAAATTTTACAAAGACATCATCATAATCTTGATAGCAATAATGTTAATTTTATATTATCTAATCATATGCTCAATTTGAGATCAAATGGTAATAGATACTATCTTTATTTTACACTATATAATGACATTGAAATAATGTATTATATTGATAAAAAAATACATCCTGGATATCAGCGTCCTCGTATTATATTTGGACGCGGATTATTTGATAAAAAAATATTTAAGAATACTTTGCTAGATGGAGAAATGGTTAAATGCAAAGATGATAGTTGGACATTTCTGATTAATGATATTGTATGTTATGAGGGTATACATTTGAAAAATAAAACATTACCAGAAAGATTAAATATTATTTATAATATGCTAGCGACACAATATACACCTGATAAAACGATTGATGTATGTAATTATAAAGTTAAAACTTATTATAATTTATATAAAGAATCTATTGAGGCTATACAAGAACTTGCTAAAACCCTTAATTATACTTGTCGTGGTATATATATATGGCCATATGATTTAAAGTATAAACCTAAATTATATAATTTTGATGATACAAATATTATTGAAGTTGTAAGGAGAACAAAGGATATCACTGAATTTAAAACTATTGAAAATATTACAAAAACCGAAGAAGTAGTCATTGAAAAAAAATGCGATATCAATATTGGTGAAGATGATAAAGTATTGTATTTAACAAAAACAAATGAACCTGATATATATAATGTATACGATAGTGAAGATATCAAGAATATGCTGGGTATTGCATTAGTGCAAACATTGCGTGATAGCAAGATGTTGCGAACAGCATTCAAAGATAAAAATGCAATGACAATTATAGCATTTGTTTGTACTTATAATAATAAGTTTAAAAAATGGCATCCACAAGCTATTTCATAATAGCTGGTAAAGATGGGTGTGACAAATAATCTTTTAATTCAAAATCTTCATATTTTAAAGATTCAATCCAATTTATTTTTTCATCAATGCTGCTATCAACAGGTGGAGCAAACTTTTTAATAATTAGTTTAGGTAAATCATAAGGTGTGAGTAATAATTGCTTATTAATTTGTTCAACATGTTCTTGATATATATGAGCATCACATATAGAAAGACAGATTTCAGAGATTTCAATATTTAATACTGTTGCGAGTATTTGTGTTAGTAGAGCTGTACTAGCAATATTAAATGGTAATCCTAGAAATAGATCAGAACTACGTAGCGTCATGTGACATGAAAGCCCTTTACTTGTTTTATTGAAAATATAAAGAATATGACAAGGTGGTAATGCCATTTTATTTAAATCAACTGGATTCCACCCAGATAATACAGCACGTCTGCTATTATCAGGTTTCATTAATTCTTCCAATAAATATCTAATTTGATCTTTGCCTTTTGTTTTAGGATTATTATAATCTTCTCCAAATTTGCGCCATTGCCATCCATAAACTGGTCCTAATTCACCTTCTTTATATTCAGTTAAACCTATACTATCTAAATATTCGCGAGTAGAATTACCAGTCCATATATTGATTTTTTTTGCTTTTAGTTCATTGGCATCTGTTGAACCTCTCAAAAACCATAAAAGTTCTTCAACAATACCTCTAAAAAACATTTTTTTAGTTGTTAATAATGGAAAATTATTGATATCATTAAATTTAATCATACATCCAAATTTAGAATAAACAACACCATTTCTTGTAGTTTTTATTTCACTTTCTTTTAGAGTTTCTTTTAAAAGCTTTAAATAACCTGATTCATTCTCAAAATACATTTATTGGTATATAATAATAATTTTTTATATATTTATTATGTTATTTTATATACTTTATCATATCTATATTTTCATATAGTCTCCTCAACAAATATGGATAAATATCAAAAACATTTCCATAAGGAACATATTTAAATACTGTTTTATTCTTATTTAATAAACATTCTGTTGAACTATCGCCCATGCCTAATAATTGTGCATATGATACATTATATCCAGGATTAAATGATAAAGCATAGTCAATAGAATATTTGTTATGAGTAGCTATGCAAATTTTATTATTAGTATTGCTCCTAATTAAATATTCAACTGCTTTATTATAATTAACATCAGTATCTTCTTTATGTTTAAATAATTCAATATCATTTTTATTATAATAAGCACCTCTTACCAATTTAAATCCTATTTTATCATATGTATCTAAATCACGTTTAATATAATATAAGCTTTGTTTTTTATACATTTGATATGTTTTAAATAAATGCAAATTATCTATATATTTATATTTTTCAATAAACTTATTAAAAATCTTATTTTCTTTATCATACAAATGTGTATATTCAGCATCAAAGTATATATATTTATTTTTATGATGAGTGCTTATAACTTTTTTAATAAATTTATCAATATTTTCTTCTGGATTATATACTGAAAAAGATGAAAGTTTAATAGCATATCCTATATCATTATTTTTGTGCTTATTATTAATTTCATTTATTAGAGAACTAGATTCTTTGTTATAACTAATAACATCAGCAGGTAATTTTGCACCTTCCTTTGCATAATCAATAATAGGTATTATAGATTTATTATATAAATTGTCAATAAATTTAGAAACAGCAATATAATTAGTACCACCAATAAATCTAAATAACATAGACTATATTTTAATAATACATTTTATATAATAATTAGAAAGATGTTATATATATATTATTTTATTGTAAATTTAATTTGGGGCATTGCTCCATTATTTGATAAATATATATTACAATACATTAATATTCTTACACTTATGTTATTTGTTTCCCTTATACATTTCTTGATATTACTAGGTATTGTTTAAATCGTGATACTAATTTTATTCAAGATTGTACAACAATTATGAATAATAAGTATATAATTTTAGTTATTATATTTGCAACATTAATATTACTAATAGCTAATTATGGATATTTATATAATGTAAGTAATGATAAAAAGGTAGCAATTGCTACATTATTAACATCTCTATATCCGATTGTTACTTTAATATTAGGATATTTAGTATTAAGCGAATCATTGACAATGCTAGAAATATCTGGATTTATATTAATATTTATAGGAATATCATTTATTAATTATTCACGTGGCCTCAAAAAAGAAGAAATTAGTAATTTGAGTACATAATTTTATTTTTTTAATGATTTTATAAACTTTTTATAATTTTAACTTTTTACAAAATTATGTACTCATTTTTTAGAAGCTATGAAACATGTCATTATAGGAGCAGGAATAACAGGATTATATTTAGCTTACAAATTAATTAGTATCAAAAATGTTAGTCCAGAAGATATAGTAATATATGAAAAAAATAATCGTATAGGTGGTCGTATTTATACATATAGTAATAAGGGATTCAACTATTCTGTTGGAGCAGGAAGGTTAGGAAAAAAACACAAATATGTTATGAAACTTATTAAAGATTTTAATTTATTAGACCAAATTATAGATATTGGTAAAGATAAAGGATATTATATTAATGGCAAAATGATGACAGAAAAAGAGCTACTAGCTTATTATAAATCAAATTATAGTAGTCTAGATAAATTATGGGATTATGCAATAAATAAAAATGTAAAAGTTAATAAACATGATTATAATCTACATAACTACCTTTCACTATTTTTGCCAACAAATGAAGTAGAAGTGCTAAATAAATCATTGGGATATATTGGAGAAATATATGATATGAATGCTCATAATGCTATATTAACTTTGCGTAAAGATTTTGATGTTAAAAACAACGAATTCTTTGTATTAAAAGAAGGAATCCAGAAATTATGTGATGTTCTCTATGGATATCTAAAATCACGTAATGTTAAAATAGAGTTCAATACATTATTGACTGATATTGATGATACAAATAAAACATATAATGTAAATAATAAAAAATATAAATATACTAAGTTATATTTAACATTAACACGTGGAGATTACCTAAATATACCTTATTTCAAAAAATATGAAAATGTGCTTAATAGTGTAAATGATGGTAAACTATTAAGAATATACGCACAATTTAAAGATGTTTGGTTTAAAGATATGCCTAAAACATTAACAGATAATAAATTACAATTTATAATACCGATTAATTACAATTCTGGATTAATACAAATAAGTTATACAGATAGTTATAATGCTGAATTTTGGAATACATTCAAAGATGAGAAATCTGTTAAAAAACATATCAAGAAGTTGTTAGACGAAATGTTTCCTGATAAAAAAATAAAAGAGCCTGAATGGATAACGATGCATTATTGGAGTTCAGGAGATCATATGTGGAAAGTTGGGATTAATTCCAATAAAATACAAAATACTATTGATGATTTATTTACAAAAAAAGACATTTATATATTAGGAGAAACATATTGTGATAGGCAAGCATGGGTAGAGGGAGCGATTGAAACAGTTCATAAGAAGATTCTAATCTAAATTGAATTGTTAATAAAACAAGAACAATTTAATGGATTTTCACAAAACCCAATACAAAATTTGTTATTCATTACTTTTGTTTGTTTATTTTTATTATATTTGTTTTTTTTATCTTTTAGCATTTTAACCATCAATATTGCGCGATTTCTCATAATAATACAAGATAAATCATGAGTTATTTTGATAGTATTTTTAATAGTTTGTGGAGAAGTCATCATATTCTACTTAATATAATTATAAAAATAAATACTTATATAACATATCAATTTTTAATCTAAAAGGGCACAGTCATTGTCTGGCGACGCAAGGTGTTTACGTTTGCTCCCTTTAAATGCTGTGAGCAATTAATCTCGCTTGTAGCAGACTTTTTGTCAATACGCAATCTAATAGGCAATACATAGCGTTCAGTATTTTCGGCATATTCAAATTCACTCTTTTTAGATGACGTGCTAGCCTCATTACCATATCCAAATCTTGCTGCATCACTTTCAATCTGGTCACCACCGCGAGTAGCACCACGAGTAGCACCGCGAGTAGCACCACGAGTAGCACCGCGAGTAGCACCGCGAGTTACCTCAACATGTCTAGGTTTTTTGAATACCATAAATGTGAGATAGATAAGTCCAGTGCTTTCGCTGGTTTTTTCCATACCGAGTTCCAGTTCTTCTTCGGTAGGTTCATAATCGATATCCATAGCACGCTTAGCCACCCACTGATATCTACCATTGGGATTTTGATCAAAGTTGTAGCTATTGCCATCATTGGCAGGAATAGTCCAGAGAGTACCATCCCTTTCAATATTGTAAGGAATGGTAGACCTCTCAGTAGTATACTCGGGCAAACTGTTGTCTACCGCAAAACCCACAGCATAATTATAATTATAATCATCTTTTCCAACAATAGAGATATTATCCATTTTGATAACCAAAGGACCTTCGTTAGTGATAACACGATAACCTTTGGTATAATTATCGCCTTCACCAGACTCATATACTTCAACATTATAGTTGTCAGTGAACCTCTTTCTCTCATTTTCGTTTTTGTAAATTTCAGAATCCTTTCCCTCGCCAAAGTTGAGGTTAAGGTGGATAATGTAATCACTGGTGGTGTATTCGACAGGGATCTGGGTAGCGTTGGTTGAGAACATCGTTTGAATGATAATTATTTATATTAAATATAATAATCAATTTTTTATTTTTTTATATAAAATTTATCCTTATAAATAACCCTAATAATGAAAATTAAATTATCAACTTTATTATTATTATGTATACATGTAAATGCTTTTAAAACGACTAATATGCTTGCTATTAAAATAAAAAAAAATATTAATATAAATACACATCCCAAACATGTTAATAATTTTTATAAATCTAATAAATTAGGCAGTTATTTAAAAATAACAAGACCCGAAGGACTTCCTTATGAGTTCACAATGCCTTTATTTGGCAGTTATTTAGCAACAAAAAGCTTATCGGTAATAATAAATCCATATGCTTTATTGATGGGTATAATAAGTGCAATAATTGCAAGTAATTCAATGGTTATTAATGATTATTATGATTACAAACTTGGAACTGATACTGAAAAAAAGAACAAAGTACTTAATAATAATGAATTGACAACCGAAGAAGTTCTATATTTTTCTACATACTTGGCAATAATAAGTTATTATTTATGTTCTTTAATAGCTAATAATATGGTAAGAGATATTATATCAAATACAATAATATTCACATATTTATATACACCTGTTTTTAAAAGTATTCCATTAATAAAAAATATAGTAGTTGCGTTGATTATAACGCAAGCACCATTAACAGGCGCTATTATAGTTGGAGGCAATTATCATAATGTTTTTCCAGCAATAATTTATCTATTTAATTTTATAATGTGGCAGGAAATTATGCTTGATATTATAGATATGAATGGTGATAAAAAAAATAATATTAATACAATTCCAGTATTATATGGATATAAAAAGGCTAATATAATAGGATTAGGATTTCTTTTGCTTGGAACATTAATACCATATGGATTATCCATATCATTTATATTGATACAACTTCCTTTAATATTAATAAACGCATATGCAATAACAAAAAATAAAATTTTAAAAAAAACGGAAATAAATATTTCTAAAATAATTATGCTAATATCAGGTGTATATATGTGTAATATATAATAAATAATATATATCACTCAAAAAGTGGTATTTTATTGTAGTTATATAACTATTTATATTACAAATAGTCTAAACGATATTTAATTATATAGTAATAAAAATCCTACATATTGTTTTATAATTAACACAAATTAAGATTTTTATAACATAAAAATAAAAGGTATAATTACATATAAACCTGAACTATTTTATCTAAAAATATCTGACAAATAAATAAATAACATATAAAATATTACAGCAGAATAAGCATACATATTAATGTAATATAATACTTTTATTTTTATATATTATTCATATGCGCTATTATATAATAAAATACTTATACAACAATGAAATATATATCAATGGTTTATGGTCATTACAAGTAGAAGTCTCTATAACATATGATAGAAATAATACAAAAAATAGGAATATATTTAATGATATAAATATATCATAATGTATTATAAGAAATGAGCGAATATAAATACAAAATCATCCTTAAAAAAACAGACAATAATATTGTTAACACAATATATGAAAAAGTTAAAAATATTTATTCAAAAGATAAAATATGGTTAGTAAATAGTTTAAAAACATTTGTTTTTAACCATTTGAATCTACCATTATACTATAAAAAAGATATGGAAGAAGTAGTATATAATTATGGAATACAAAAAGCAATTCAATATTTTATTTTAAACAAAAAATATTATGAAGATATTATGATTTTGATAGAACATGATGAAACAAAATTAATATATGGTATAGCATTTAATATAATATTTGAATATTTTGAATTTAGAATAATAGAACATTAAATTATTGTTTCCATTTTTTACCACAGATTAAACAATTCATAAATAATGTAGATGCTTCATCACCAGAACGAGTTTGCAATTCATAATAGCTAACCTTCTTACTTTTGCAACGCGAACAAGTAATCATATCAGACATAGCAACAAGCTTGATTTCATAAGCTGCTTTAAACCTACGTTGATTTTTCTCAATAATTTCTTTCCATCTTTCTGGAAATACATTATGATATTGCATATATGGTAACATATGTGGGTGAAAATCTTTATTTTTCAACATACGTTTATGTAAGTTTTTATTACCAATATAACTATCTTTTTTTATATTTGAATAAATACTTCTAGATATATTAATATAAGTATCGAGTAATATTTGATTTTTCCAAGATAATTGTATACCATAATTTTTAGCATAATCTATTGTTGCATTAAATACACCTATTTCTAAATCTTTTGCTTGTAATTCAGGGATTTTCAATTTTTTCCTTAATATATCTACAAAATTATCACGTACTTTGTTTTTATTAAAGTCATTATATTCCTGATATAATGTAATAGTATTATTTATTTTAGTATATTTATTAATTTCATCTTCAAGATTATATAATTTATATTCTTCTGAGGTCATAATATATTTTGTAAATAATATTACAACCTATCATTTTTTTATATATTAAATAAAAAATGATATAATCATTATTAAGATTATTATCAATAATGAGTAATATAAATATCGGTGAATTAGTAAATGATAATGTTAATATTGTCGAAATATATTTTGTAAATAAACAAAATGATAATAATGTAATAAGTGTGAAAATGCCACGTGATATTGAAGATAGAATAAACAAGTCTTATAAAAAAACGAAAGAAGAAAAATATAAAATGTATTATATGAAAGATAAGGTATATACATATGAGTTATCAAATGATAACCAATATGTAACATCTAAAACTAAGAAATTGGACACATTTTACAAAACAAAAAAAAGTAATATATATATAATAAGTTCTAAAATAGATAAATATCCACAATATGTATTTTCATGCACAAATGATATAGATAATATAAGTGAAGTTACTATAAAAGAATATAAAATATCAAATAGAATTTCAATAATAATTAAAAATGAAGTCAATGAAAATATCAAGACGTTGCTAATTGAATATAAACATTCAACAAATGTTGAAATGGATAAAATTACGGAAATTGTAAATAAATTAGTTAAAAATATTGAAGTAATCTTAAATAGTGAGGATATATGACAATCTTATGCTTTTCTTGATTAAATCTAATAAACTGATCTCCTGTATAATCATACATTTTTTTCCTTTTTCTAGTTTTAAATATATTTAAATCTAGAATTATTACATCTGACATTGTAATTTCAACAATAAATATATATATTTTTCCAAATATTAAATCGTTTAAATAGTAAAATCCTGTATGAAAATAATTTAATTTATTTTTCCATTCTATTATATAATTTTTGCAATCAATATTTAAGACATCCCAGTTATTCTTCATAAAATGACGAATACCTATTTTTCAACAAGATAAAAAAAAATTGATAGATAGTATATACTTATTATTATTAGCTACACTTACAATGACAAACGTAATCAACTACTATGATTTCACTGATTTTGCCAATAAAATAAATAATTCATATGAATACACTGATAAAGACTTAGAAGCAATTAAAACATTGCATGAAAATTACTCAATATTTATGGTAACAAAGAAATATTCTAACGAATATATTAAAGATATGAGAATGAAATCTGTTATCGATAATTATGAATTCTACAAAAATGCTAAATATAACAAGGAAGATATTGTAAAGTATTATAAAAGCAATATTGTAGACAATTTCAATAAAAAGCTTGACCCTCCCAAATGTTTCTTTACAGAAGTTGCAAGAGAAAAGCGTCAAGATGCTAAAAATGAATTATTTGAAAAAGAAACAGATGATATATATCATCATTATGATAGTATTAATAATAAATATAAATATTTCAATGAACTATTGCAGAAAAATAACGATGAAGAAAGTTATTTTGAAGAAGAATATTATGAAAAAACAGACGAAGATTACTATTCAACAACTGATTGTGACGATTCTGATTATTACTATATCGATTATGAATCCGATTATATGTCAGATGAATATTAGATACACTTCTCTTTAACAACAATCTTAAAATTATATGTTATTTTTGTACCCATTATTTCAATAATTTTAGGTTTAGATAATTTTACACGTTTAGCAACATACTTCTTTGTTTTTTTATCACTTCCAGATGTAGTTTCACGCAATATAAAGGTTATTTGTTTTTTAGTTTTATGATTTGTTTTGGTAGCTTTTTTGAATAATTGTGACGCAGCTTTTTTAGCGGCAGATATTGGATTTTTAGAAGTATATCTACCTCCCTTTTCTTGAACGTTTGATGAATCAATTGTGAAAGTTCTTTTATCTTCCATTACTTACCTATTATAAGTAGTATAAAATTTTTTTACATATGGATTGATTTTAAATGATTTTTTATCAACGTTTATAATTTTTATAGAATTTAATTTTTTCGCTCGCGACAAAGCAGTATATGTTTGACCATAAGCAAATATATTTTCACCTAAATCAAGTTCAACGGCATCAATAGTCATACCCTGAGATTTATGAATTGATAATGCATAACTGGTGCGAATAGGCATATGCATTATATATGATGTTTTTTTATTCATAATATCCTTGTAATAATTGATAGTATGAACATTATTATTAACATCTTCAATTATTACAAAATCATGACCTAAATGCTTTATGACACCTCTTGTGCCATTTATGAGACCCTGTGATATATCTATATTTCTCGTAATAATAATTTGCGCATTTTCTGTTAATTCAATATCATAATTAAGTGCTGCTTTCTCATTTCCTTTACTACATGTAGCTTTATAAAGAGAGGATTTATAACCCTTCTCTTTTAATTTTGCAATTTCAATATTATTAATTTTATTAACATCAATATTAATAGGATATAATTTAGTAGGTATTATATTATCTGAAAATTGTGTATCTTTAAGTCTTTCTAAAACTTTTATTATGTTATCAGTACACTTGCCTTTTCTAACAATGCCAAGAATTTTTTGAAATAATTGATCTCCTGTTTGTCTCACTAATTCTTCCAAAATAATTATATCAACTTCGGATTTTTCCCATACTTTTGAGAGAAAACAGTAAAGCCCTTTAACAGGTGCTAGTTGACAAAAGTCTCCTATAAATATCATTTGTATACCACCAAATGGTTTTTCTGCAAGTTTTTTATCTATAAATTGTCCACGTATTGTTGATAAAATTTCAGATATTTTTTCAAATAATTTATCTTCTAGTATAGATATTTCATCAATTATTAATACTTCTAATTTTACAATTCTTTCACGTATATTTTTATTTGTAATTATATTTTTGATGATATCCGATACTTTATCATTTCCTAATCCAATTCCTAGATAAGAATTAATTGTTTGTCCACCAATCAATACAGAAGCAGTACCTGTTGTAGCAGTTAACCCATAATATTTATTATTTTCATTTAGTAATTCTGTAATATATTTTATAGTAAATGATTTTCCCGTACCACCAGGTCCAGTTATAAGAATATTTCTACCATTTAATACAGCATCAACAGCCTCGCGTTGTTTTGTATTTAATGATTCCATTAAATATAATAAAATAAATAATCTTTATCAATTTTTGCCAAATAAATTTTTAAATATTGTAAAATTTCCATAAATAAAATAATTATAATTTAATTTTACAAATTTTTAATATATTTTTTAATTGCTATATTTTTTTTGTTATATGCTGATATAAATATATTATTATTTTTTTGAATATTTCTAACAACATTATTATGATATATCTCATCAGTAGTTGGACAATATGTATAATACCATTTAATTAATGTTGGTTTTTCAATGATATTTGTAAATTTAAAATTATATTCTTTACACATATACAATATTGCTCTTGATATAAAACCGCGTGATTCACTATTGGGTACAAACAATTTATGTTTATGATTTACATAATTATCATGTTCTAAATATTTCCAATTTTTATCACCTAAGTCAATATAATCACAATATTTATAGTTAGAACGATTTACATTTAATGTATTTAATGTCTTAATTATATTATGCATATCCTTACTTTGATGTTCATTTAATAGTGATTGTGGATATACATGTTCTGCTGTTAAAAATTTGTTATTATCAATACATTTAACATTAAAATTAAACTTTGTATATAATGTTGGCATTTTATTATCATAAATAATTGTGCGCCTAATTATACAATGTTCTGGTATTACCATGGAATTTGTATAACATCTTACAAAATTCACTTGTAATAAAAATGTTATTAAAAGTTTTTTTAACATTTAATAAAATAATATATTATTATTTTATATCATTATTAAAATTTATCTGCTATATTAGGATAAAGTTTTTTAAAAAAATCATAGATATTTTGGTGTATATCTAAGTTTTTATTAGGTATATAATTATTTATTATATTTTTTGATTCAAAATCACCATGTATCCAATAATGTATCATAATTGGTTCCATTGGATATTTGCCTTTTTTTACCATAGTCCAATCTTCATTAGTAAAAGGCGTATTATCTAATTTTAAATCATTGATTGGAAAAAATAATTCACGATCATCAATTATATGTATATAATCAGCTTTATTCGCAAAGTTTTTCATCATCATTTTAATATAATTTCCACCAAATATATCAAATTTACCAAAAATATTTACACCATATTGCATAATACAATCCGATATACCTCTTAGTAATTTATCAACAAATTTATTGTCTTTATTTGAAGCAAAGAAAGCGTTACAAATATACTTATCATCATTATATAATAATGTTGTTTGACCCTTAGGTTCATAAGATATGTAAAATTTGTCGCTAGTCATATCAATTAAATCCGCAAAGTCCCTCATTACTAAAACATCTAAATCAATATAAATACCACCAAAATGTTTAACTAATAATATTCTACTAATATCTCCGCGTTGTACACCTGTTCTCGCTAAACTATATATATTATAATAATTTGGATAATATTGATTTATAAAATCTAAAATACTTTTATCAGACCATAATTTAAATGTATATCCTTTATTTTTTAATAATTTAACATTTTCGTCATATAATAATTTTAATATAGGAGGTAATGTATCAGATTTCCAAGTTTGATGTATAATCTTAGGTATCATATTTTATATATTTACAATAGATATTGTTTATATATTAATATGAAATCTCTGTTAACAATTTATCAACAAATATATCATTAAATATAATAATATTAATTATTTTTATATTGCATATATCAAGTTTGGGAATATATATTGATGTTACATTAAAATTACCTATGATATTAAGTACCCATATAAATTTAAAAATAATTAAATATGTATACATATTTAATTCAGTATTATTATAATATACTAAGCAATCTTTGTAATAATATACAGGTAATATGTGTAAAATTATATTTGCGATAAAATATTCACATGACATTAAAGTTCTTTTAGATATATTATCAAATAAGCTTAAAGATCTTGAAAATGGATTAATGCCCAGCAATTCTTCAAATAATATTCTATTATCATATAGCATAAAACTATGAAAAAGTATAAATATTTGTAATGAATTGAAAGCAATAAACTTATCAATAATTTTATTATTATAATCAAAATAATTATTACAAATATAATTTACTAATATCATAACTATATTCCAATTTGTATATTGACAAAGCTTTATTTTTATAGCTATATTTTCTATAAATATTTCTGATAACTTTTTTGTAACAGGCATTATTATTAATATTCCAACGAGAAAAAATTCGAATTCATTTATAACACTCATCAATACAATTATTAATTAAGATATATATAATCTTATATATTTTAATCTAATGGAGACGAAGTAATATCCATTCCACAATATTCTACGCTTTTTTTATTAAAATCTTGCTTAACATATATACCAATATTTATAGCTTCTTCTAGTATCCATCTAAAATTATCCCAAAATTCCTGAGTATGTCCTATACTAACAGATGCTAAATGTGCATATTCATGCAATACTACAAACATCATAGTATTAATGTCTACGAGTTTATCATTATTACGTAAACATAATACAATTTGTTCTCCTTTATTGATTGAATAACTAGTATAACCAGGTGTTTCAACGCCCTCTTTTAAACGATTTGGTTTAAAATTTATTTTTAAGTTTGCTACACGTTCATCATCAGAACCAAATTTTCTTTCCATATGTTCTAATAATGTTATAAGACGCTGTTTAATTTTAGCAATTAAATCAGCTGCTTCTTTTGAATCGTCCTTTATTTGTACTGTGTATTTTTCATTATCAACACTGCTAGTAACTTGAACCAAGTCTTTTTCATTATACATATTTATAATATAGTAGCTACCTATAATTATAGCAAATAGTATAACTAAACCTTCGGAACCTACTTCCATTCTCTATTTATTATAATAAATTAAAAATTGATTTCTTTTATTTAAAAGAAAAAGTATACTGTTAATTATAATGGATTTTCCGCGCAAAACTTATGAGCCTATTACACCTAATAAAGATGTAGTTGAATTTCAAATAACTGACATATATGTTCCTGAAAATGATAAAAATAAAGAAAAGGATTATAACGAGCTTTACACTCTTCTTATTTATGGAACATGTGAAAATGGTGCTACTATTTGTGTTGATATTCAAAACTTTACACCATACTTTTATATTAAACCACCTGTATCTTGGGAAGAATTGAGTGATGGAGCTTTTGAAAATAAAGTGGCAGAATTCAAAGAATATATATTATCTCAAAAATATATGTCACGATATATGAATCGTGAATATGAGAAAAAGATTATTCCAAAGAATATGGAAAGTCATTTCAAAAATTTAACAATTGTCAGAAAAAAAGATTTCTGGGGTTTTACCAATAATAAAGTATTTCGCTTTATGAAGGTTTGTGTTAAATCAATGAAATTATATAATACTTTAAAATACTACTTTAAAACTTTGGAAAAAAAAGGTTTCACACAATATGAAAGCAATATTGACCCATTCTTGAAATATCTTCACATTCAAGATATCAAGCCTTGTAGTTGGGTTCGTATTGAAAAATACAAAATCAATGATGATATTAGTAGATGCGATTATAATATTATTTCAAATCATAAAAACTTAATTGCAATTGAAAAAAATAAAATTGCTCCAATTCTAGTAACATCCTTTGATATTGAATGTAGTAGCAGTCATGGTGATTTTCCAGTAGCCAAGAAAACTTATAGTAAAGTAGCACAAGACCTTGCGTTGGTTGCAAAAGCAGGTTATGAATGTGATGAAGAATTTCTGGTGAATTGGATTCAGAATATATATTTGGATGATGTTATAATTGAAGAAGCAACTGATCTCAAAATCAACAGAGTTTATGCTAAACGTAAAATTACTAATGAATTTATACAAAATATTCCAACGCTATTGAAACCTTTTATTGGCAAAATTATAAGTATTCTTGAAAAAATAGCATCATCAGTTAGTGATAATTGCGATGATGACAATGAAGATAATAATATGACAGTTGCTGAGATAAATGCAGAAGAAACAAAGATATGCAATATTTTAGATAATATTTTAATTCCACTTGATGGTGATAAAATTATTCAAATTGGTACAACAGTCCATTTTTATGGTTCAGATAAAATTGTTTACAAGAATATTGTATCACTTGATTCATGTGACGATATTGAAGGTTGTGAAGTAATTTCTTGTAAAACGGAAAAAGAACTTCTTAATAAATGGAAAGATGTAATGAACAATCTTAATAGTGATATTATTACTGGATACAATATATTTGGTTTTGATATGCCTTATATTTGGGATAGAGCAAAAGAGCTAAATATTATAGAAGAGTTCGGTGTTGGTCTTGGAAGATTAATTACTCGCAAAAATAGTCTTGTTGAACAACAACTATCATCATCTGCTTTGGGAGATAATATTTTAAAATATATTGACTACGATGGTATTGTTTTAGTTGATTTGCTTAAAGTTATGCAGCGTGACCAAAAGCTTGATAGCTACAAACTAGATAATGTTGCATCAATATTTTTAGGTGATAAAAAGAATGATTTGAAACCACAAGAAATTTTCAGCAAGTTTAAAGGAAATAGTGCGGATAGATGTGAAATTGCTAAATATTGTATACAGGATTGTTGTCTTATTAATCGTTTGATTCATAAGCTAAAAATCATTGAAAATAATATTGGTATGGGTAATGTATGTTTGGTTCCATTAAACTTCTTGTTTCGGAGAGGACAGGGTATTAAGATATTCTCTTTAATTGCAAAGCAATGTATGGAACACGATACCTTAATTCCTGTAATTAAATCATTTAATGAAAATACGATTGAAGAAGAAGATGGATATGAAGGCGCTGTTGTTTTAAATCCAAAAGAAGGCATTTATTTAAATGAACCAATTGTGGTATTTGATTATGGTTCTCTATATCCATCATCTATGATTGCAAGAAATCTATCACATGACTGCTATTTGATGGATGAAAAATATCGCGTTGATGACCCAAATATTGAATATAAAGATGTATCATACGATTTGTACGAAGGTAAAGGAGATAAAAAAAAGAAGATTGGTGAGAAAGTTTGCACATTCGTTCAATATAAAGATGGTAAAAAAGGTATAATTGCTGATATCTTGGATATGCTTCTTAAAAAGCGTAAGACAACTAGAAAAAAGATTGAATATCAAAGTATTATTGATAAAAGAGGAAAAAAATATTCTGGACTTTGCACAGAAAAAGATGATAAATATGAATTATTGGATGTTGATACAAATAATAAAGTAACTATCAACAAATCCGATGTATCAGAAATATTAGAAACATATAATACATTTGAACAAGATGTATTTGATGCACTACAATTAGCTTATAAAATCACAGCAAACTCACTTTATGGACAAATTGGTGCGAGGACATCATCAATCTATCTTAAAGATATTGCTGCCTGTACAACTGCTACTGGTAGAGAAATGATTATGTTAGCTAAAAAATTCGTAGAGGATAACTATAATGCCGATGTTATTTATGGAGATACAGATTCTATTTTCTGTAAATTTCCATTAAAGGATAATGAGGGTAATATTGTTCAAGGCAAAGATGCTCTACCATTTGCAATTAAGACTGGAATAGATGTTGAAAAAGAAATAGCTAAGATTATGCCTAAACCACAAAAACTAAATTATGAGAAATCGCTTTATCCATTTATCTTATTTAGTAAGAAAAGATATGTAGGTAATTTGTATGAATTTGATGTCAATAAATACAAACAAAAATCTATGGGTATTGTATTGAAACGTCGTGATAATGCTCAAATTGTAAAGAAAATTTATGGTGGTGTTATTGATATAATATTAAAAAAACAAGATTTGCGAGCATCTATTGAATTTCTTCAAGATGAATTATCGGACCTTGTTGAAGGCAAAGCGCCAATTAACGATTTAGTAATTACTAAAAATCTACGAGCATCCTATAAGGATCCATCTAAAATTGCCCATAAGGTTCTTGCAGATAGAATTGGTGCTCGTGATCCTGGTAATCGCCCCGTTGTTAATGAAAGAATTCCATATGTATATATTAAAACAAATAGCACAACTGGTTTACAAGGTGACAAAATTGAAAATCCAGAATTTATTATTGAAAACAAATTAACACCTGATTATCTACATTATATTACAAATCAAATTATGAAGCCTCTTCTACAATTGTATGCTCTTTGTTTAGAAGAATTGCCAGGGTATGATAAGGATTATAGTTATTGGAATGAAGTAGATAAAAATTTACAAATTAAACCTATATATCAAGATGAAATAAAAAGACGTAATCGCATTGATAATCTAAAACTTCAAATGGTTAAAGCATTATTATTTGATAAATATATTGAGATTTTATCTGAACCTAAGAAACCTCGTAGTAAAAAAGTAAAAGAAATTCAAGATGCCAATAGTAATGTGGTTGTAGATACAAAACACGAAAAAATCAATTCAAAAAAAGTAGATACTACTATACCAGATGGAGTTTGTAAAGTTGATATTAAAATAACTAAAAATCAAAAATCTGGCAAAATTGTAGCAGATGCTAATATTGTAGATAATAAAACTAAAATATGGTGCTATCACAATGATGATAGTAAAGATAAAGAAACAGAAACTATTAAAATAATTAGTGAAATAATGAAACTTAATTCAGAAAAAACATATATGATTGCATTAAATAACAAAGCATTTGTTAAAGATTACAATGAGGCACTAATTAACTATATTGAACTAACAAAAAAACAAGATAGTAATATGATGGAAAATATATTTAAAACACAAAATTTAGGTGCATTAAAATTAGTTAATAAAATTAGGAAATTCTCAGATATCATATTAAATCACAAATCATTTTCATTTATCATTAAATAAATATTTAATAATACTATTTGCCTTTTCTTTACCAATACCTTCTATTTTACATAATTCTTTATTTTTATTATCACAATCTTTTAAAGTATCTATTAAAGATACCATATTGGGATAAGTTAATGCTATATTTTTTGCTATAACATTTGAAATATATGGTATTTGGGATAATTGCATAATATAGCAAGTATTTTCATCAATATTTTCTATTTTTTTCTTTTTCAGTTTTATGCAACTAGTATAGTCTGTATCTTGTTCGCCATTATTAATAAAATATTGAGGATTATCAATAATCCTTGTTGAAATTGTTAAGATTAATGTAGTTGTATCATTTATGTTTTTTGTATATAATACTCTGATATTATCTCTAAACATTGTATGTAAATATGCTCCTTGTAACATTAGTGATTTATTATACGTTTTAGATGATAGTACATCATCTCCTTCGATTATATATGATATTTGTTTTTGTGTATAATTGGCTAACATACGAGCTTTCTGCTCTTTATATCTCCCGTCTTGTATAGATGATTGTAAATCATTCGTAGTTTTTCTTTCAAATATAAAAAAAATATCATTATAAATAATATGTATATCACCTAATTCAATGTTTTCTTTGATAATTTCTATTTTATCATTATAAGTATCTAAATCACGAGATATTATATCTTCATATAATTTATGTTCTCTTGCATCAATTATTATTATTAGTTTATTAGACATAATATTAATTTTATTAACAATTTTTTATATGATAAATTAAAAATTGATTTGGTGATTATATTAAATCATATTACAATTGATAATGTCTACTACGTCAACTACTCAGGTACCTCAATATTTAATTTGCCCTATCACTCACAATATCATGAGCGAACCATATGTGGATAACGAAGGTAATTCTTATGAAGAAATGGCTATCAAACAATGGTTAATGAATAATAACACATCACCTATAACGCGTTCTCCATTGCGTGTATCGGATTTGAAACTTAATCGTTCTCTACGTGAGGCTATTCATGCATTCTTAAATCCAGAAATTGTTAATACACAAGTTGATCCAGAAGTTAAAGTAGATTTTATTATTGAAGAAGACCCAATTAAAATTAAAAGTAGTAGAAATTATAATATTGTAAATGTTTCTGTTAATCCAATCGATGGAAAAGTTGAAGTTCCAAATGAGCTTGTTATTGTTATTGATGTATCTGGTTCAATGAATGCCGCAGCTTATGTAGAGCAAGATAAAAGACAAGTAGATGTTGGCTTTACAATTCTTGATATTACAAAGCATGCTATTAAAACAGTTATTGAATCATTGAATAATAATGATAAAATTTCAATTGTTACATTTTCAGATACAGCAAAAGTAATATGTGGTATGACTAATATCAATGAATCAAATAAAAAATATCTGAAAAGTTTAGTAAGTAATCTCAATACGAAAGGTTGTACAAATGTATGGGCTGGTTTAAGCATGGGTCTTAAACAATTCTCAAATGTTGAAAATGATGATGTTTGTAATAAATCATTGATGTTTATGACAGATGGTATTCCAAGTGAACATTTGCTTCCACCAAGAGGTATTGTTGAAAGTCTAGAAAGAATTTTGAAATCTATGACAATTAAGCCAACTATTTATACATTTGGATTTGGGTATTCACTTGATACTAAGGTACTTGCTAATATTGCTAGCGCTGGAAATGGAACATTCTCTTTTATTCCCGATTCTGGATTTGTCGGAACTATTATTATTCATGCAATGGCCAATATTAAAACAACATGTGCTACTAATACTAATGTAAATATTATAACAAATGGTGATACAAAGATTAAAAAGATTTATGGATATAACAATGCAAATTGTGTTAAACTTAATACAATTAATTATGGACAAAATAAGGAAATTGTAATTGAATTTGAAAATGAAAATCCAGATTATTCCATTGAATTAGAATATAACTCTTATACAAATAATATTACTAATGTAAAAGCTGTTAAAAAAGATTATAAAGATAATACTGATATTATGATGCGTCTTGAATTTGTAGAATTATTGCAAAAAATCATTAATATAATGCCCAATAAAAATACAGCATCTATCTATATTAATGACTATATTAGTAAATATAATAATGATAGTCTTATTGTAAATGATTTAAAAGACCAAGTAAAGATGGCTATTTCAACCGATGCAATTTATGGTAAATGGGGTAAAAATTATCTTTATTCTCTTATGTTTGCTCACAAAGAGCAAAGATGTAATAATTTTAAAGACAAAAGTGTTTCTGAATATGGTGGAACACTATTTGGTGAGTTGGTAGATAAGATTGATGAAATTTATGCAAATATGGAACCACCTAAACCATCAAATCAAGTAAGAAATTGTGATGTATCTACGCGTGGAGGGGGGGCGACAACAAAGGGATTTACACGGGGTGGTGTGGATTTTAGGCAAAGTTTTCACAATGCCAGTGGTGGTTGCTTCCACGAAAATAGTAGTGTTTCTGTATATCCAAATATTACTAAGAAATGTAAAGACGTTATGAAAGAAGATTTGGTAATGACATCTAACAATACGTATTCCAAAGTTATCTGTGTTACTAAGATTAAATGTGAAAATAATAAATGTGATATGGTGAAGATTAATGATAGCTTGTCAATCACACCATATCATCCTATAAAAAAAACAGAATGGGTATTTCCAAATACTCTTAATAAAACTATTACATTTGATTGTGAATATATGTATAATTATGTTCTGGATAAGGACCATACTATCATTATTGGCAATACTATTTGTGCTACATTGGGTCATGGAATTATGGATAACGATGTTATCAAACATGATTATTATGGTACAGATAAAGTAGTTAATGACCTAAAAAGTTTTAATGGCTTTAATAAAGGTGTAGTTACATTTGGTCCTAATTGTATTATTAGAGATAATAAAAATAATGTTATCGCCTTCGATGTAAAAAGTGTATGCTAATAATCAATAATATTATAAAAAATATACAAACATATATTAATTCTTTTTTATTTTCATTTGAGAAACATTCTATGTTTTTAATTTCACTTATTACACTGGAACCATTTTCACAAAAAGCGTCTTCTATTGGTTTACTACCTCCACCTCCCATATCTACATATATATATTTTTATTATTTTGCGCATTATTCTTTTTATATAGTATATCATAAAAATCTTTTCTATCTGTAAAAATACAATCTATATCTTCAATAACTAATATTGATGTTTTTTCTGTATTAGATGCAGATGAAATAGCGGGAATCATATCATTATAAGTTAACTCGCTATTAATATTTAAATTACATATACATGCGTCACACAAAGAAGCAATAGCGTGTACTATGTATGAATTCTCGTAAATATGTTTGGTCTTCTTCCTATTGTAAATATACTTTTTACAATATTTAACATATTTTGTACATGATCTGTAATGTTATAAGGATATCTAATTTTGACTAGAATATCTGTATTTTTAGCTTTTTCTTTTTGATTCAATAATACTTCTTCTGTTATTGAAATTAATTCAATAATATTTGAGAACTCTATTTTTTTGTTAATTATATTTATAAGTTTATTGCATTCTTCAATAAAATAATTAGAATTAGCATTTTTTTCAAGGGCTTTTAAACCCTGATACTCGATATCTTCTAATTTTGTATGATAGTGTATTGAACATTATATTTCTTACATAAGCTATATATTCTTAAAATTCTTTGATATTGGGCACCAAATCCATCTTTATGACCAGTATAGTAAGTAAGATATAGAATTATATTTATTAATATAATTATAATATTTATATATATTAAAAAATGATATATAATTAAAAAATATACATAAATATACCAATGAAAAGCTTAATAATTGTAGAAAGTTTTACAAAAACAAAAACAATAAAAAAATATATAAATGATGATAATTATAGTGTAACTTTTTCAGGGGGGCATATTTATAATTTACCAAAGGAAACATTGGGATTTGATACAGATACATGGAAAATAGAATATATTAAAACAAATCCTAAAATAATAAGTAATATTCGCGAATTGGTGAGAAAAGCTGATATTATTTATCTAGCTGCTGATCCTGATATGGAAGGAGAAGCAATCGCAAATAACGTAAAGCATGCTATTAAAGATATTATTAAAGATAAAAAATGCCATAGGATAACATTTAATGAAATTACACCCGACGCTGTTAAGTATGCGATTAATAATCCTAGAAATATTGATATGGATATTGTAAATGCACAAGAAACGCGAAGAATTGTTGATAGAATGATTGGATATAAAGTATCACCAGTATTATGGTCAAAATTTAATAAAAATTACCTTAGCGCAGGAAGAGTTCAAATAGCCGGATTAATAATATGCATAAATCAGAGAAATCTAATCAATTCGAAGGAAATTAACAAATATTGGAAAATAGAAGCCAAATTTATATTTGATAAAAAATCCAAAAGATCTAATATAACAGGTACATTACAAGCCGATAATAATGACTATAAATCATATGATATAGATGATATAAAACGCATTATAAATAATTTAGAAATAATGTCAAAGTGGCAGATGTCTTTTGAAATAAAAACTAGAAGAGTATCGCCACCACCTCCATATACAACTACTACAATGCAACAAGATAGTTATAATAAATTTAAATTTAATGCAAAAAATACTATGAAAATTGCACAGGATCTATATGAAAATGGTTTAATTACGTATTTGCGAACAGATTCTACAAATATATCAGAAGATGCAAAAAAGAAGTTTCTAGGATATATCAAAAATACTTATACTGAAATATATGCTAAATATAGAACTTATAAAACAAAAGTAAGTAATGCTCAGGAAGCACACGAGGCTGTACGTATAACAAACCCAAATTTAGAAACTTGTCATTTTGAAGGATGTAATAGTGGGCATACTAAACTTTATGATATGATAAGAAAACGCACATTGGCATCATTAATGACTGATACAGAATACTCTGATATAGTTATAACAATAAATAATAATACTTATAAATTCAAAGCTATTAATAGTTATATGACATTTGATGGATTTAATATTGTTTATGGCAATAAAATAGAATCATATGATGAATTTATAAAATTACTAAAAGAACAATGTTATTTATATGAGATTAATTCAAATGGAAATATTGATGATATTCCATCAATGTATAATGAAGTGCAACTAATTAAACAATTAGAAAAACAAGGTATTGGTAGACCATCTACATATGCAACTATTATTGATAAGTTAATTGAAAAGAAGTATGTTGAATTGGGTCAAAATCCTCAACAAGAATATAATGTAGAAAATATGAAAAAAAAAGACAAGGATATAATTATTAGTAATAAAGTAATTAATCTTGGTGGAAAACAAAAGGATCTATTAATTCCAACTGAACTTGGCAATGATGTAATAAAATATATATATGATATAATGCCTTATTTATGTGATTTAAAATTTACTTCAAACATGGAGAATGATTTAGATGATATAATTAATGCAAAAAATAGTAAGAATGTTATATTAAAAAGTTTATATGGAAAAATATCGGCTTCTTTAAATACTTTAATTTTAGAACCTGTTAAAAAACAAGTTTGTGAATATAAAACAGGGATTATATCAACAAGATATGGATATTGTTATTATAATAAAGAGAAAAATCAGTATACCAATATTGAATCTTATTTAAAATGGAAAAAAATAAATACAAATCAATTAAAAGCAAATGAAATAAGTTTTCTAGCATCACTTCCTAAAAAAATTAAATATGAAAACCGAGATTATTATTTAAATATCGGAAAATATGGTTTATATCTCAAAGATGGCAATAATAGAAATATTAAACTAGAAAAAAAATTATGGGATAATTATATTAATTAATCATATGGCGACATACCCTTCTTTCCATTCTTATACCACGAACTAACATATTCATTATTCATATTGGGGTGAATTGTATTTTCATGATAATCAATATCAATGCAATTAGGTATATATTTTTTACATTTATCACAATACCATTCAAATTTTTTTTCAAACATACTTTATATAATTACTTTTTTTCTTTATCTTTAAGCATTTTACTTAAATTTTTATTAAGATTGTGTAATTCATATGCGATATTTGACATAGAAGTTGCAACATTAACTCCATATTCATCAGTAAAAAAACTATTAAATAAATTATATAAGTTTTCATCTGTTAAATCAAAATCTTCATCATCGTCTTCATCGTCACTATAATCTTCTTCTACATCAACATCTTCTTCACTGCCATCACTGCCATCACTACCATCACTATCAGTTATTACATCATCATCTTTTTCTGTTTCTTTAATATCTTTAATATCTTTAATATCTTTAATATCTTTATTAACTGCTACATCTTCATTATTGGCATCATCTCCTGATTCCTTAATAACACATTTAGCTTTTTTATTTTTTATTGGAGTATTCATTTCATCTATTTTACTCATGCTATTAATAAATGACATAAAGTCCAAGGTATCAAGTTTATCTTTTCCCATTGTTTTATGAATATAATATTCACAATAGTTCTTATATCTTTTTTTTAATATTAATTATTAAGGGAATAACAATAATGTATGAGATATATCTATACGTAATAGGTTTTCTAATAGGCATATTTTTATTAATATCATTGTTAAATTTCAAAATTACAAATAATTACAATGAAATTAAAGAACAAGATGATATAGAATATTTTAGTAATATAGAAAAAGAAAAATATATAATGGAAACATTCGAAGATAGCACTTATGATAATGAAGACGAACAAAATTATATTAATTGCAATAAAAATATAATAAATAATTTTAAGATTGATAGATTATTAAATAAACATTATTTAGTTACATTGATATCTTCGTATAATAAGGATAATTATGATGAAGATAAAAAAATATGGAATTTAGATAATAAAAATGCAATACATAGTACAGATGGTAATATTAAACTTGATAATAACCCAGAATATATAATTTTTCCCTTAAAACCAGAAGTTGGTGGATATAATATTAGTAATTCTAAAATAGAAATAACACCTAATTATGTAAAAGACGATTTGGGAATGAAATGGGAAGAATTAAAAATAGTACCTAATGATTTTATAGAAATTCAAGATGATGAATCACCCAAATTTAAAAAATTAATTTCGGCTTTGTCTTCGGGAAAAGTAAATTTTACTAGAAAAGAGGTAAAAGAATTTCCTAAAATAATTCATAATAATTATATCAAAGTAAATGAAAAAAAATATAAACCAACAATTGATAATTTAGATGTATTAAAAAATATTTCTATGTTATTTACTTTTAAATTAAACAATATAGATGGTGATATGGGTCAATTATTATTTTTAGAAAATTCCGATGAAGGCAATTTAATATCTATCAATATCATAAATTCTAATAAAATTAAAGTTAATAATATTGATGATAAATGTAAGGGTGATGCTAATTGTAAAAAATTCATTGAAAATTTACAAAATAGCATAAATATACACAATAATTATTATAATAATAATAACATATCAAATAATGAATTTAAAGAATACTTGGCTGAAAAATGCGAAGATGAAGGAGAATATGTTATCAATAAAAATATGTGCGAATATATAAAGAAAACTTATAATGATGAAATAGTTTATCATAATCAGCTTTATGTTAAGAAAAAATATACATTACAAATAAAAATAAACACTTATACGTATAATATTTATGATGTTAGTGAGGATATTTTTAGCAGCGAATATACATTTATGGGATTAACAATTGATAATAATGATATTAAATTTTATATAAATGATTTTGAATCATCTTTTAAAAAGCAAGATGACGAAAAATTAAGACCATTATATCCATATGTAATAAACAAAAATAAAAAGTGTGATATTACACTATATAGTTTTGCAATATTTAATAATACAATATGTGATGCTGATATGAAAGCCTATAAATTATATAATAATTATTATTTATACGGTATAAATAATGATGATTAATATATAAAAACACTTTTATATTATTTAATAAAACAATGTTAAAAGCAGCAATATATATATTAACACAAAATACACCTGAAAGAAAAATATATTTAAAAACTTGTTTATATTTTTTGTTTAAAAATTTTAATTTTAAATATAAATATCCTGTTATTATATTACATGATGGAGACTATGACAATAATTCTAAAAATGAAATTCTATTAAGTATTCGTGGAGAATGCAAAGATATTGTCAAATTTCAAGAACTAGATAATAATGATTTTAAAATTCCAGATCATATTGATAAAATAAAAATGGAAAAATGTATTAATGTTAATCCTGTACCATATTGGAGAAACAATAAATATAGAATTATGTGTAATTTCTGGATTAAACACTTTTTTAAATATTGCAAAGAATATGATTATGTCATGAGAATTGATGATGATAGTATTATCGAAGAACCAATTACAACAGATATGTTTCAAATAATGAATGATAAAGACTTTAATTATATATCAAATATAATACATATAGATTGTAGTATATGTAATTATGGTATGAAGGACTTTTTTGAAGATATTTATCCTAATAAAAAAGAAAAAATAAAAGAATTATTTATGGTTCATAAGTTGGATAATACAAGTAAATATTTTAATAAATTTAAAGAGATTTATTCAATTATAAATGAAAAAGAGTATAATGAAACAACTATTGATATGGCTATGCCATTAATGTATTATAATAACTTTTTTATTACAAAGCCTAGTTTATGGAATTCAAAAGAAATTAAAAATATTATAAATAAAATAGATAAGTTAGGTTATATATTTTATTATAGATGGGGTGATGCACCATTACATACATTAATAATGACATTATATGATAACAAAAAAATATCTAAATTTTCATTTAAATATAGTAAAAGACATCAACGAGAAGCTTTTAAAGATGATGATGGAAACCTACATAGTTTCATGCCATCTACATATGATAATAATAGTTGCATAAGTAAAAAATAATTATTTTATAGCATTTATTATAATTTTCATTTGTTCATAATCAATATCTCTATGTTTGACATAAATGCCAAAACATTTATTTCTATAAAATATAATATCTTTATTATTTTTAATATATTCTATAAAATGACTAATAGAATTACTATCCTTACTAAAATGAGGTACTTCACAGAAATGTTTTTGGTTTATTTCTTTAGGAGTTACATTTTTATGTTCTCTTACATAAATACCCAATGATACATCATCAATAATATCCATTCTAACTAAATTCATATTATTTACAATTTCTTCAACTGCTTTTTTAGTAAATATAATTGATGTTCCAGAAGCAAATAGTGTACCACGCCATGTTGAATCTAACATACCTCCACCCGTCCATTGTAAATTAACTAATTTACCAGCACCATAATAATCAATGGGATTTTTATCTAAATAGCTAATTAATCTATTAAAATCTATAATTGTACTAATATTACTTCTTATAAGATAATCATAATCAAAGTTATTTAAATATTTGAAAGCTAGTAAAGTTTTTTTTAAAATACCTGGAATAAATGTTTCTTTACCATTTATATGTATAATATTATTTTCAATATAATATTCACTTCCATAAATACTTTTAACATATTCATTATATTTTACAAAATATGTAGTTACATTATCATTAAATTTTTTATAATAATTACTTAATAGTTTTTGCATATTTTCATAAGTACCTTCTTTGATATTATCACTGAATTTAGAATTTGAATATATAATAATATGAAGAATCTTCATTATTATTTATATATTATCTATTATTTATATATTATAAATCAATATCTATATTTTTTCACTATTATCACTATTATCACTATTATCACTATTATCACTATTATCACTATTATCACTATTATCACTATTATTATTTTCTATATTTAAGAATCTTAGTTTATTATATGATTCAGAGTCACTATCTTCTGAGGTAGAACCACCGAAGTTAATATGAGTATCCTTATCATTTGTCGCAGAAGTATAAGAACTATTATAATATTCATTTTTTAAAGTATTTGAAAAATTATTACCATTTAATATATCAGGATATTTATCCAAAGATATTTTGTGTACGATATCTACTTTATTTGATTGAAATTCTCTTTTTGATACTACAACAATATCACCTTTTTCAATTAATACGCGCTTATTATACTTTCGCATATTACCTCTTATTACACCAACAACTTCATCTCCACAATTTGTAATTAAGTTAACACGACAATTGCCCAATAATTTTTTAACAAGACCATATTCTTCGCAATCAAAATTAATTTCATAGTTTTCATTTTTTTTACTATTAAAATTTTTTTTCTTTTTTCTAATAGATGTTTGATACATTTCTTTTAATAATAATTATAGAATGAAGCTTTATATTATTTAATAGAGATATATAAGAATATTAAATATATATTTATTATAAATGGATGACAATAGTATTATTACACCAAAATTTTTAAACGACTCGTGGGTTATGTATTTTCACGATCCTTATGATATTGAATGGGATACAAATAGCTACAAAATGATAGGACAAATGTCAAATGTCGAAGATTTTATTTATTATTTTAAATCATTTAATAATTTATTTAAAAAAGGTATGTTTTTTATTATGAGACTAGATATTATGCCTCAATATGAAGACGAACTTAATATAAATGGTGGTTGTTTTTCTTTTAAGATTTATCCAGAAGATTTAGAAAAAAGATTTTTTAATTTATGTGCGAATGTATTAGGTGAAAATATTGGCAAAGAAGATGATTATATAAATAATATAAATGGTATATCAATAAGTCCTAAAAAATTCTATTATATTGCTAGAATTTGGATTAAAGATAATAAGTATGCTAAAAAAGATTTATATAATTTTGATATTCCTAAATATTCTTCTTTAATGTACAAAAATCATATATAAGACTTGGGTTATTACTATTTTTTATGAGATGTTATATCAATTACTTTATAAATTATATTGTATATTAAAAACTTTTTTAATTTATGTTACTTTACCTATAAGAGTTTTTTTGGTTTATTTAATATTTTTTATTGGAGTATATATATTACATTTTTTGAAAAAAGATAATGATATTAAATATTGTGTTTTGACAATGGGTAAAATGATGTTATATATTTTATCAATAAATATCAAAATATCTAATGAAGATTACATTAAATATATGAATTATTTGTATAGTGAAGAAAAGTATCTATGTGTATTTACACATACAACATTAGTTGATATGATTGTATTATTTGGAACTTTACCTAAATGCGGACCAATAATGAATAAACAAAATGAATTTAAATATATATTATATGATGAAAATATAAGTGATAAATTAGGAGGTATATTACTTGATAGGTCTAAAATGGGTGGAACAACAGAAATTATGAAGAAAAAAATAGAAGCTAGAAAATGCGGACAAGCACCATTATGTATTGCACCAGGTAAAGGTATACCACCTAAAATACCAGGAAATATATCTAATTTTAAAGGAAGTGGTGCATTTGTAAATAAAACTAAAATACTACCAATAATAATAAAGTATCAAGATGATTCATTAAATTATAATGAAGAATTCGGCGAATCAATGCTTCATAGTTATTTAAAAGTATTTTTAGTAGAAAATTATAATATTACTATAAAAATCGGTGATATCATTGAACCCGATGAAAAAGAAAGTGTAGAAGAATACAAAGATAAAGTTTATAATATAATGAATAAAGATTATAAAAATATATAAAAAAACATTACAAAAAAAAGATATATTGAATATGATAAATAAGCTTTATTTATTATTAAAAACTTTTATAAATTATGCTACTGCTCCATTTAGATTATTTATCGTATATATGCTTATGATTATTGGATTAATAATTTTAAAAAATACTAAATCAGAAGGTAATATTAACATTATTGTATCTACATTTTTTAAATTAATGATATTCTTCATGTCTTTAAAAATAAGCATATCAAACGAGGATTATATTAAATATATGAAATATCTTTATAGTAATGAAAAATTTTTGTGTGTTTTTAATCATACAACATTAGTTGATGGACATTTATTGTTTAGTGTTTTCCCTAGAATGGGTATAGTTTTATATAATCAAAAAGAGTTTGAATTTATAGCATTTGATAAAAATGCTGTAAGTAAGTTGGGTTCTATTCTAATAGATTATAATAAGAGAAATGGTGTTACACAAATAATTCATGATAAAGTAAAAAATAGAAATATAGGCGAATCTATTATATTTATCGCACCATGTAAAGGTATGTCTTCTCAAAATCCCGGTAATATTTCTGAATTTAAAAGTTCGGGTGCATTTGTAAATAAAAGTAAAATATTACCTATAACTATTAAATATGAAGATGATACACTAGATTATAATAAAGAATTTGGGGAATCGGTTATTAATGCATATTTTAAATTATTTTTAGTTGAAAATTATAAAATAAAAATTAATGTTGGTGATATTGTTAAACCAGATAAAAATGAAAGCATTAAAGAATATAGAGATAGAGTTTATAATATTATGAATAGAGAATATAAAGAAATGAAAGTCTAGTTAAAATATAAGAATAATTCATGATAAATGTAATTCATTATACATTAATACCTTTTAAGATTATTTTATTTGTGATATTAATAATACTTGGAATTTTTATTTTAAAACATACAAAAGGTGATAGTAATATAACAACATTAATAATTGTATTTTATAAATTTGTAGTACATTATTTGATGTCTTATAATATTGAAATATCTGATGAAGATTATAATAAATATATGAAATATCTTTATAGTGACGAAAAGTTTTTATGCGTTTTCAATCATGTATCAACATTAGATGGACTTGTATTATTAAGTATCTTTCCTAAATTGGGGTTCGTTTTAAATAGATTTGAAGAATATAAATACATAAATTTTGATGATATAGCTAATGAAAAAATTGGTGGTATATTTGTAAATACTAGTGAAAAAAATAATACTACATGTAAAATTGAAAAAAAAGTTAATGAAAGAAAAAAAGGAGATAATATTTTATTTATATCTCCGTCTGCGAATAAATTACCAGATGAATTAGAAAGTATAGCTTATTTTGAAAAAAACGGAGCATTTATAAAAAAACCTAATATATTACCAATATTAATAAAATTTCAAGATAATTCTTTATATTTTTATAATGGATCAAATATATATAATAGAATTGAAAATTTTATAAAAATATTTTTACCTGAAAATTATAAAATAAAAATTAAGGTTGGTGATATTATAAATGCATACGAAAATGAAAGCTTTGAAGAATATAAAAAGAGAGTATATAAAATAATGAACAAACATTATAAAGAAATGTGATATAATAATTATTAATGAAGGACTTAGGTATTATTGTTGCAGCAACTACAAATGGTGGTATTGGATATAAAAATGCTTTACCATGGAGTATACCAGAAGAGTTGAAACTTTTTAGAAAAATAACTACATGTGTAGAAAATGATAAAAAATATAATTGTATCATTATGGGTAAAAATACATGGTATTCGATACCAAATAAACCTTTAAAAAATAGAATTAATATTATTATTACTAGTAATGAATATAAAAAAATGAAAAATGAAGTTGATAATAATGATAACATTATTGTTGTGAAAGATTTACAGGAAGCAATAAATCATTTAAATAGAACAGATAGTATTGAAAATGGATTTATAATTGGTGGTTCACAGCTTTACAATGAATGTCTAAAAAAAAACTTAGATAAAATTAAATATGTATATTTGAGTATTATATTTGATAAAAATTATAAATGTGATAAATTTATAGAAACAAAAATAATTTATGACAATTTTATAATTAACAAAGAAGATATAATAACAACAGATAAATATATATCAATGAAGGGAATTAATAAAAGCTATCCAGTTATTTATGATGAACCACCTGACTAGATAAGCAGTTGGCATAATAAATTCTCTATATATATTGGTTCTTTACATTTGTTAGTTTGTGATAACATATAGTCTGTATTAGTACCAATTTCTATAATTTTCATTTTTAATTTATCTTTATATATTTTATAATTTTTTTTTGCTATTTTTGGATATTTAATATTAAAATAATGGTCTCCATCATCATCTACTAATTTAATAAAATCGTGTATTATTTTTGATATAGTAATATTATATTGACAACATTTATAAGATAAAATTCTTATTTCTTCTAAATTCTTTGAATTAAATGTTTTAACAAAATTTACAAATGGTGGATAATTATAATTTATAAATGATTTTGTTATTAATTCTTTGCTATTTGTCCGCTTTTCATTATCTGTTATAAATATACATTTAATAATATCTCTTGTTTTTGTAATAGCTAAATATTCATTAATAGACATATCTAAATCTTTTTTATAAATATCTTTTATTTCTTCAAATGAAAATAAAGGTATTCTAAAATTGCGAAACCTACTTAAAATAGGCATCTCTATTTTTGATATATGATGTGTTGTTGCAATAAAAGTGATATTGTTTTGAAATCTTTCTAATAATATACGAAACTCGTAATAATGTCTATATAATAAATTAATATGTTTTAGTATAATTAAATGTTTATTAAAATCTATACTTTTTGCATTTACAATATGAAGTAAGAAATTAGTTATTTTTTCTATATTTTTAATATTTTCAGGATTCATTAAGTCTATTTCAATAAAATGTTGATTTTCATTATAATAAATACTTTTATCCCAAATATGAGAAGTTCTATAAAATTTTTTTTTATTAAATTTTTGCATTAATACAACTTCTATCATTAAATCAATTGGAAAACCATATGCACAATATACTAATATATTATTAGGGGACAATATAATATTCTTAACAATATCATAATATTTTTTATTATTGCATATTATATCTGGAAATTTTACTTGTAATTTATCCCACGCACTTTCTATCATATAAATATTTAATTCATTATATAATTATTAGTTTATATGAGCATATACGGTAATTGGTTTAATGAAAATATTAGTGTAAATACATATCCATATAATCATGTTGTAATAAATGACTTTTTAAATTATAATTATTATAATAGTTTGATTTATAGCTTACCTAATAAAGTAAATGATGATTTTTGGTATTATTGTAATCCAGTTGAAGTTAAATATGTATTAGATAAAAAAGATAAAATTAGCAAAGAAGTTAATATTTTGATAAATTATTTATCAAGTGATACTTTTGTTAATAAATTAAAAAGTATATTTGATATCAATGATATTTCAGCTGATAATACGTTACATGGTTCTGGTATTCACTATTATCCAAGAAATGGAAGATTAAATATGCATTTGGATTATGAAAAGCATCCCATATTGAAAAATAAACAAAGAAGATTAAATATTATATTTTATTTAAATGATGTATGGTGTAATAAATGGAATGGGGCAACCGAATTATGGGATGACAAAATGACTAAATGTATTTATAAATATTATCCAGAGAAAAATAAAGCAATTATATTTGAAACATCTGAAATGAGTTGGCATGGTGTACCTGAAATTATAAAATGCCATGAAGGTATGTATAGAAAAACACTGGCTTTATATTATATATCTCCGTTGAAATCTAATTCTACAAAAAAAAAATTAGGTGCTGATGAAGATGGTTTTAGGAAAAAAGCGGTATTTGTCAAAAGACCATTTGATAAATATGACGAAAGAATGGAAAAGCTTTATAAAATAAGACCATTTAGAAGAATAACAAATGAGGATATGAATGAAATATGGCCTGAATGGAGTATTAACAACATAATATAAAGAATAAAATATCATTATAATTAAAATAATGTATATAGAAATATTTGAATTAGATAAAAATAATTTATCTGAATATACACGGGATTATATTAAAAATAAATACAAAAAAATTGCATTAGAATGTCATCCTGATAAACTTTGTAACATTAAAGATGAAAATCTTAAAAATGTTAAAACAGAAAAATTTAAAAATGCTTGCATTGCATATAAAAAAGCAATTGATGATTTTGATAATTATGGTTGTTTAACAAATGGGTTTAGTAGTTATGAATATAATTTTGATGATCTAGGTAAAGATTTTGATATGTATAATGATATGGATTGTAAATTTTGGAATGATATATATGATGATTTTTTTTCAAATAAAGAGGAAATTGAAAAGACCTTTATTGATGTTGCTAAAATGTTTTTAAGTAAGGGTATTAGAAATAAAAAATACTATAATCCATCTACATCTGTAATTAAACATAGTATTGTATTACCATTGTTATATTATGATTTAATAAATACTAAAAAAAAAAAATTACAAATAACGTTAAAAGGTGTTGAAGAACTATTTAATATTAGTATATTATGTAAAAAAGAATATCCTTGTTTAACGCGCCAATATATAGATGATAATGGTGTAGAACATGAAATAGAAATAAAAATGATATTAGGAAGAGATGATGAAGATAAATCAATATATAAACATATATTTAATGATAATGGTACTATTGATTTAATAACAAAAATAAATATAAACTTATATGAATATTTATCTGGAACAACAAAAATTATTAATTATATTGATGGTAACTGTATAAATCTAGAAATTAAACCACTTAATCTAAATAAAATAATATTAGAAGGCAAAGGTTTGCTTGGAGGTAAATTAATAGTTAATATTAATTATATAAATATTAATATTGATGAGTGGAATAAATTATCAGATGAAAATAAAGAAAATATATTATTATTATTAAAAAGTATATATAAATAAATAATGTATTTTTAAATTAATGAAAAAGATATTAATATTATTATATATATATTATTGTGAAGGGTTTATAATACCATTAACTAAATTTCATCATAGTAAACTAAAACTCAATAATAATAAAATTCAAAAAATCCCATTAACAATATGCAATTTTAAAAAAATTAATCCAGTTATAAAAAATTATAAATTAAAAATATATGGTATTGAATTAACAAATGATATATTAGCAATTGCATTAGTTTATTTTGTTCAAGGTATTATAGGATTATCAAGTTTAGCAATAACATTTTATTATAAAGATACATTACATTTAGAACCATCGGAATTATCATTTTTGGGATCAATTACTACAATTCCATGGATAATTAAACCATTATATGGTTTTATATCAGACACATATCCTTTATTAGGATACAAGCGTAAGGGATATTTGATATTATCTGGTTTGTTAAGTTCTTCATCTTGGTTAACAATGTCTTATTTAGTAAATAATAATTACGATGTAAAATATATATCTATATTTCTTCTAACATTATCTTCACTTGGTATAGCGTTTTCTGATGTATTAGTTGACGCGATTGTTGTTACAAAATCAAAAAATAAGGAATTATCTGGTTCATTACAAAGTATATGTTGGACATCTTCATCAATTGGTTCTATTATATCATCTTATTCGTCGGGATTTTTATTAGATAAATATGGTATATCTTGGATATTTAGTTTAACAGCATTATTTCCTTTAATTACTGCATTTGTTGGATTATATATTAAAGATGATAAGGTTATTAACAATAACACAAATATATATATTAATAAATATAAGGAGCAATTTAATCTAATAATAGAATCTTTTAAAAATAAAGAAATTTTATATCCATTATTATTTATGTTTTTATGGCAAGCTATGCCATCATCGGGAAACTCATTATTTTATTTTGAAACAAATGTATTAAATTTTAATACTGAATTTTTTGGAAGACTCTCTCTTGTATCATCAATATCATCAGTACTTGGTATATATATATATAATAATCATTTAAAAAACATATCATATAAAAAATATTTTAAATATATAACTATTTGTGGATTTTTATTTAGTTTGACACCTTTAATACTAGTATCGCGAACAAATGAATTATTGGGATTACCCGATAAAATGTTTGCAATTGGCGATGATATCGTATTAACAATATTAGGTCAAATTGGATTTATGCCAATATTAGTACTCGCAGCAAAAATATCTCCTCAAAATATTGAGGCTTCATTTTATGCAACTATAATGTCTTTAAATAACTTATCAAGTATGATGAGCTCTATAACAGGTGGTATAGTAACAGAATTATTCAATGTAAATTCTAATAATTTTGACAATTTATTTTACTTATTATTATTTACAAATGTAGTAGGATTATTACCATTGTTATATTTAAATTATTTGCCAGATGATGAAAATAAAAAATGATATAAGAATATATTACATTTATTATATGTAAAATAGTTTGCCGTTATGTAATACTTTAATAAAGTTTCTTTTATTAGTAAGGTATTAGTATTCTGTATAGGATATACCCAGCAATTTTCAAATGATATATTAAATAATACTTTATTAGTAAGGTATTAGTATTCTGTATAGGATATACCCAGCAATTTTCAAATGATATATTAAATAATACTTTATTCGTAAGGTATTAGTATTCTGTATAGGATATACCCAGCAATATATAAAAAAATGCTTAAATAACCTTCTTACGGGAAGAGTTATATAATATATATTTTGTGTTATTTAATTTTTTTAATTGTATATAAATATATATATTATTATATAATAATAATGAATAATTATATTACTAATGATAATAATCTATCTATAATAAAGATATGGCATTCAATCAAAAAAAATTTAATTAAAAGAAAACCTAAATTGGATTCAGATAATATAAATGATTTTTTATTTAATAGGTCTTTAACAAAATTTAGTGCTTCAGATATTTTTTTAAAGAAAAAAATGATTAAAAGCAAATCATTTAATATGAAAAAAGAAGATTTTTATAGCGACTACGAACCAATTATTTAAAATTATTTCTTTCGCGGTTTTTCAAATATTCAATTCTAGCTTTTTTTTGATTGATTATATTTTTATAATCTTTATTTAATGTTGGACTATAAAGCATTTTATAGCGTGGTACATTATAAATATGTGAAGGTGGTTTTTTGTTATCACTTTGAGTCTCTAATGTAATATTTGGACAACTTACACACCTTATTAATTTAATCTTATGGTTTTGATAACAATTATATACATTAGGTAATATACAGAGAATAGTCAAATTGATTAGTTGCTTCAACATTATTTATGTTTAATAATATTATTAGAAAAACAAAGTATCAATTTTTACACTTCACTTGACAAAACTTTAATTTTTTATATTCCTCTAAATTCATTGTACCCATTTTTAAATTACAATTTTTACATATTGGCTTCATATTATTGTAAGAAGTTTCTCCGCCAAGTGCATGTGCTATTATATGACCACATTGCATATTATTAAAGTATAACTCTTCTTCACATGTATAACATATACCTTTATCACATTGATTTTGATTTATTTTTTTCCAGATTTGTATTTTCAATTCATTTGATATTTTTGGTCTTTTTTTGTTTTTATCTATGTCACGAAGAAAATCATTACATATTTCGCTTATTTTTTTATTATTTATTAATGCATATAGTGCTAAATCCAACCATTCAAAATTGCTAAATATTGATAGATAACAAACATCACATTTTTCATTAATAGCTTTATTTTTGCAACTTTTGAATTTATTATTATCAACCGGATTTATCTGATTATCAGCAATGCTATCTAAATAATCATTAATTTCAATAATCACATTATAAACATCCTTAATTCCTTTATTGTGTTGCTCTAACTTTCCTTTAAAATCTCTTACTTTAATATTGTGAAGCATACATTTATAAGATATATTAGGACAACGTGTATTTTCTCTATCTTGATGAATATATGCTCGTGTAAATTTACTAAATAATGACTGAGCCAAATCTCTATCAAAATTAACTATATTTCCAATTGGTTTAATTGGAGAGTTTTTATTAATTTTATTAAAATATTCTTCAACTTCGCTATAATTATTTACATAATATATCACCAGTGGTACTATAACATTAGTAATACTATATCCTCTGTCATTTAATTCAGCAAAGGCTATTAATCTATGCTGACCATCTAATAAATATCCAATTTTATCCTCTTCAATGTATGCAACTGTAAACGTTTGCAACATTGAAAAATATCTGTTTGTATTATATTCATTAATTTGGTCTGTAATCATATCTTCAATATGTTTATTATCAAGTAATCTTTGTAATTCAGGAGTTTTATATTTATTTATTATATTTGTTATTTTTTCTAATTTAATTTCTGGATGCTTTACCATTTTCAAGAAATGTTATAATATTATATTGATTAATTTTTATATATTGAATGATAATAAAATTGTCTAGTTCAAAATCAAGTAATAGTGATATAATATTAAGTAAATCAAATAAACATCCTATAAATAAAACTAATATATTATTATGGCTTGATAAATGTGATAAATCTGTCAAATCAAATAGCTAATTAATTTATTTTAAAAACGAAACATATATAATTTAGTTTATTTATTAAATATTACAAAAAAAAGCTATAAGTGACAACCATACAAACCTAATTTTTCAAAAATAAGTAGTTCTTCAAGTATATCAAAAACAAGCAAAAAAAGAGCAACGTCTATATAAATTATATGCTATAATTATAGAATATGAGTAAAATACCAAAAGAAGCTATATGTATTAGAAATACAAGTACGTGGGCTCATGTAAAACCAAATCATAAGTTTGATTCAGCTAAATTCAATAGAGAAGAGATTTTACAAGATTTACCATTAATGTCACCTAAAATTCACGCAATGTTAAATAAAATAAAAGAGCTAGATGCTGAAGATATGAGTAATGATGGTAAATATTATAAACACATTATATATAGTGATGTTACAGGTGTAAATGGTGCTAAAATGGTAGCATCATCATTAATAGCTAATGAATACCAGCTGGTATATAATAAAGGTAAATTTGTAAATAATTTACCTCAATCTAACTATACTTTTGGTTTATTAACAACATCAACTGTTTATCAAAAACCATTAACCGTTGGTTTAAAAAAAAATATGATGGCTAAAATGAATAAACGCCCTGAAAATGTAAATGGTTCTAATATGCGTTTTATAATTTTAGATTCTGGATTTAAAGAAGGCATTGATGTATTTGATGTAAAATATATGCATATTTTAGAACCATTAACAACAAAAGCAGAAAATACACAAGTTATTGGTAGAGGAACACGTTATTGTGGTCAGTCAGGTCTACCATTTAAACCAAATGTAGGTTGGTCATTAAACGTATACAGATATAATATTAATTATAATGAAGATATGACATTACATGATTTATATATAAAACATAGTAATCAAAATGTAAATGCTCTCAATTTTACAGCTGATATTGAAGACATCATGATAGCAGCAGCAGTTGATTTACCATTAACAGAAAATATTCATATGTTGAGCACTAAAAATAATAGATTTTATGACGATATTATGAAATTAATACAAGATAAAGAAAATAAAAAATCTAAACCTGTTAAAAAAGATTTAATTAAAATTGTTAGTAATATACATGGAAAAATATATACTAATGAAAAAAAAATAGATTGTAAATTTAAATGTAAGGGTCCTTTTGAAGAATTAGAAGAAGCAAATTCTATATTATTAGCAGCAGTAATATATGATATTGATAAATTAGAGGATAGATATAGAAAGGAAAAAGGAAAAATAATATTAGGTAAAAAAATATTTGATAATAGAATTACTAATGGTAAATTATTAAATGCTTTATTAGAAAAATATCCAAAACCAATATTATGTAATTATTTAGATAAACGCATGAGCTATTGTGATGCTGTTAATAAAATATGGTTACGTCCATTATTTATGTTTAAAATATTTGGTGATAAAATAATAGAAAATCTCAAATATTATAAACGTAAAGGTTTAATAAATGAGAAAAATTATCAAGAAACCTTAATGTTCGCTGAAAAATATAAAGCCATGTCAAATATTAAAAAGCCTCAAATATTACCCATTCCACCAATGGAAAAAATGAAATATCTAGATTTACATAATTATATAAGTTTACATTTTAAAGATTTTAAATCTTCATCACTTCAAATTAAAAATAAGTGTGTTTCAGAACCTGAAACAGATAGCAAGAAAAAAGAATATGAAATAGTCAAATTCTCAAATACACAATCTTTTGTACAAAACTTTTTAACACCCGAATCTCCTTACAAAGGATTATTCTTATATCACAGTGTTGGTTCTGGCAAAACATGTACGGCGATAGCATCTGCTACCAAAAGTTTTGACGAAAATGATTACACTATATTATGGGTTACTCGCCATACATTAAAAGAAGATATTTGGAAAAATATGTTTGAAAAAATTTGTAATATAAAAATACGCGAAATGTTGCAAAATGGTAAGATATTACCAAAAACAAAAGCAGAACGAATGGCTTTATTAGGCAAAAATTGGTTACAACCTATTTCTTATAAACAATTTACTAATTTAATTAAAGGTAAAAATAAATTTTATCAACAAATGGTTGCTCGTAATGGTAAAGAAGACCCATTTAAAAAAACATTAATAATTATTGATGAAATACACAAAGTATATAGTGATACATTATCTAGATTAGAAAAGCCCAATCCAGAAGTATTACAAGATATGGTGCAAAAATCTTATAGTGTGTCTAAAAAAGATTCTCTTAAATTATTACTTATGTCTGCAACACCAATAACAGAAGACCCAATGAGTGCTGTAAAGATATTAAATTTGTTATTAGAAGGTGATGATAGATTTCCAGAAGATTTTGAAGAGTTTAAATCATTATATTGTAATGATAACGGTTTATTTAGTAATTTAGGTTCTTTTAGTTTTATAGATAAGGTATCTGGGTTGATTAGCTATATTGATAGAAGCAATGATCGTAGTCAATTTGCTTATCCTGTAATGAACGATATAATATTAAATATAAATACAGAAGTAGCAACTAATCAAAGAATGGTTGAAATAGAACAACGACTAGAAGTATTGGAAGAAAATAAATTAAATACAGATAAACAATTCAATAAACAACAAATCAAAGAGTTTACAAAAGAAATCAGCGAGCTAAATAAAGAGAAAAAACAATTATATAAGCAAGATACAGAACCAAAATCCGTTTTAGATTTTGTTAATAAGTGTTTCAGTAAAACAAAAACCAAGGACTTAAAGAAAGTCTAAGATATACTTACTGCGTAATTATTTATATAACAATTTTACAAAATCTTAATAGGGTAATATGATATTGTTATATTCTTTAATAGTTTCTCTAATATTATTTGCATTATATTATTATATTAATAAAAATAATGAAGACAAAAATGAAGATTATAATGAAAAAAAA